CTATCGCAGCACAATACTAAACGTACCTTCAAATTGGAGATAGAAACCGATCCCGTTCCCACCGTTTACTTCAAAAAGCATGGTAGACGTCCCAGATTTATTCGGGTTCGCGTAGAACAGCGGGTCAACAACATCTTGATTGAAATCCTTGATCGCAGACTTGTTTGCGCAAGTAATTCCAACCGTGAAATAGATTTCCTTAGCATTTGGATATTTCTTGGGCTCGTTTATGACAGTCCAATCTGTCGGCAATCTCCCTCCTTCTGGGCTAAATATTGCCGTGCGATCTGTACCAGCTACAATGATTGGTACACCCACCCAAGTGATGGCAAATCTTGCAACGAATCTATCGTAGGGCACGATTCCGTCATATCCGAGAATCCTGCATCTTAAAAGTTGATTTGCATCGACTTTGATAGCAAACTGCCTTGCAGCCCGAACAAAATCATCCGTAAAGTAGGTCGATGGGCGCTGATCAATCAATTGACGAAGTTGAGCAGAGTATTCCGAATCAGATTGATTGAGCGATCTTGCTTTTTCATCGAATTGCTGTAAGTATAACTTTTTGTTTGCGTTAAAATCTGTTTTTTTGGTTCTTGTGACTTGCGAAGCCTTTGCTTTCTTAGCCATTAAATCCTCTTGGATAGGTTGACGATATGACTATTAAATTGTACATCATTTCGGCATTGCTTTGTCTATATTCGTGCGCTGATGACTCGAATAGGGTTTCTATTGAAAAGCCTGGAAGCGGATCACTCGCAAATAGTTCTTCGGAGAAATCTGTCATTATAAATTTCTCTGTTTCTGAAGCTTTGAAACAGAAAAAGAGCCTAAAGGTATACGTAAGCGTATATAGGAACGCGGCTGAAACAGACGAAGTCACTTTTTCCATTTCCGATCCTGTTTCTTTCGACATTTACGCGTCAGCATCATCCCCATCCAAAGCCAGGATCAGCTTTCTACATTTCGAAGACGACACAATAAAGGGCTACACGACTGGACGATCTAATAGCAAATGTCCCGATCTTGATTTAAACCCGTTGAAAGGTACGGCCATTGACTTAAAACCTGATCTATTCTGCGAAATGGTGCCTGAATGATATGAATGAGCGCCAATGTACCAAACTCATGCGACAGGCGGCCTGCGTTGACCCCTGGCTTGGTTCAATGTTAGCCTACCCTGGCAGATACAAGCAAAACGACTTGGCTCTGTTGTGTGTGCTTCTTAAGCAAAGACATCAAAGCATTGATAGGCAATGAGTTTGCGCTTTTCTTGTTAGCAAACAATGGTGGTGTGTTGTATATAGGCTTTGATATCCTCGTATACCTTGATTGACAAGGTTTAAGAGACCATGTGATTTTGTAAAGCCTGCTGTGTGTGGGTTTTGTGCTTTTGGGTCCTCCCAAGCCCCCTTTTGCCAATGGTTGACGATCAACCGCCCTCTCTCGCCAAAATTTAAAAATTTTTTGCGTCAACAGCAACACTCCTGTGGAATGGTCACGCCACCCACAAACCTATGCTGCTGAGGGACTACAGCTTCCAATTTTTTCGATTTTCCAGTGTTGCTTCTGTGATTTTTTAGCGCTCGCCGCACGGATTGGTCAACACAGAAGTGTTTTCAAAACTCAGATTTTCCCAATCGTCAAGCCCAGCGAACACCCAGCTCTGTCCGCAGTTTGCGGACATTGAGTTGCTTCCTATGGCTGACCACAATCTGCTATTTCCTTGATGCAGCCGAATGGTCGGCGTACTTGGAGAAGTGAGTTTTTGGAAAAGCAGACGGCATCCATCCGCGAGTTTGCACGGATTGTTGGAGTGAACCAGGCATCGGTAAGCCGCGCCGCGAAAAAAGGCGAACGTCTTTCCGCATCTGTGATTCGTGACAGCGGATCGCCCCGAATCATCATCTACGATGGCTGCATCGAGTGGCATCAGAACAAGGATCTGCGCAAAGATCGGAAGATGGTCGATCAGCAGCCAGAGGACGGCGATGATGTCGAAGAGATGACTCCCGCTGAGTCCAACCGCGTCCTTCGGCACTACGAAGCCCTGCAGGCCAAGTTGAGCTTTGAGAAGGAAGCCGGCAACCTTATCAGCATCGACAAATTCAAAACCGAGGCCTTCACCGTGGCTCGCGCCACGCGCGATAGCCTTCTCTACCTGCCAAACGAAAGCGAACGCGAATTCAAGCGACTTCTGACCGAGTTCATCCGCAACAATCTCGGTGAGGATCGCATCAAGGACTTCACCAGGGAGCTGAATGATCTCGGCCTCGCGTTCCGTGTCTATCAGAAATCCTCGATCACGAAAGCGTTGAGGGATATGGTAAGTGAGCGTTTTGGCACCGAGTCACTCCTCAAGGAGGACGATGAAACGGCGACCTGATTACCTAAGCCCTCGCCTTGGCACCACGTTCACGGACTATCACTTCGGAATCCGGCCCAACCCCAACATAACGATTGCCCAGTACGCAGAGAAAAACCTCTATCTCGTCTCCGGTAAAAACCCCTTCCCAGGCCTCGTTGAATTCTCCCGCACACCCTATCTCTTTGAGATCATGAATGCCCTGATGCCCGACAACGGCATCGAGCGCGTCGTGCTCATGAAGGGCTGGCAGACTGGTGGAACGCTGACGATTCTCGCCTGGATGCTCTGGGTCATGGGCGCCGCCCCAGCTCCTATGATGATCGTTCAGCCGGTTTCCGAGCTGCGCGACAAATTCTCAAAGCAGCGCATCAATCCGATCGTTGCCAACTGCCGGGACCTTCGGAATAAGGTGGAAGAGCATCAGAAAAATATCGCCGGCAGCAAACGCGAGAAAGACACGCTGATATCAAAGCACTTTCCCGGCGGTCACATCACTCTCTCGACCAGCACATCGGAGTCATCGCTCAGATCAGAGAGCATCCAGTATCTGGCCTTCGATGAAGTCTCGGCCTACGAAGAGGATTGCGAGGGACACGGCGACCCCTGCGGCATCGCGCTGGGCCGCACCTCGGCCTATGACGGCCGCAAGAAAGTCTTCTACAACTCAACGCCGACGATCAAGGAACACTGCCGCATCGACCGCGAATACCTCGCCACCGATCGGCGAAAATATTTCGTTCCATGTCTCAGCTGCGGCGAAATGCAAATCCTGGTCTGGGCGCAGATCGATCGCTCGACGGACAACCCTGCCTATCTTTGCCTCCGCTGCGGCTATCGTCATTACGAGCAGGACAAAGCGGAAATGCTGCGGCGCGGCGAGTGGCGAGCAACTGCTGCTGCGGTCGACGGTGCCCGCGGCTACCACCTGCCCGCCCTCTATGCGCCGCCAGGCATGTGGTCCTGGCGAAACTGCCTTGAGCAGTTCCGGAAGGGTGTCGACAACCAGGTCGAGATGAAAGTCTTTGTGAACAACTGCCTTGGAGAGCCCTACGAGGACGACACGATCATCACCCGCGATCCGGAATCTGTTATGAGCCTCTGTGAGGACTATTGGCCCGCAGAACGCCTGCCTCCTGGAATCGGAATTGTTACGGCCGGCGTTGATACCCACCCTTCCCACGTCGATATCGTCACACGCGGCTGGGGTCGCGGCGGCGAAAGCTGGGTGCTCGATCGCTGGATCGAATACGGCGACTCGAACGATGGTGAGCTCTGGGACCGGGTTTATGCCCGGCTGCAAACGACCTACCTTCACAATAATGGCTCTGATGTCCTGCGGATCGCGGCTTCATGTGTCGATACTGGCGGACATAATACTGGCGCAGTATACGAATTCTGCAGCCATCTATTGCGGCAATTCATTGTTCCCATCAAAGGGGCCAAAGGGGTGGCCGCGCCGATCGTCGACAGGCCAACCGAAAAATCCGAGGCCGGAGTTTACCTCTTCTCGGTCGGCAAGCTCGCCACACACGGTCGTCTCTATTCGTCCATCGACAAATCCATCGCCAAATTCAGGGAATTTCAGGAGCGAAAAAAAACAGATCAGACCGCCACGTACCGATCGGCTGACATCATTCATTTCCACAAAAGCCTGGGCGAAGCCTTCTTCAAAGAACTGACCGCCCCAAAGAGCATCTGGAAAAAATCAGATGGCAAATACCAGCTCACATACGAAACCACAGCCGGCGTAGCCGATCATGCCCACGACTGCCTTCGCTACGCCGACGCAGCACGCGAAATCTTCAGTGTGAATATCGATCAGCGTTGCGACGAACTCGAAGGCACACTGCCCGCCGCATAACCCACACCCACCGGAGCCCCATTGACCCCCGAAGAGGAACTTACGGCCGTGCAAAAGGCCATCGCCACCATTCTGGGTGGCGGTCAGGAAGTAGAGATTGAAGTCAATCAGAACCGTCGCCGCATCACCCGCGCAAGCCTCAAGCTTCTCTATGCCCGCGAAAAAGAGCTGAAAGCCCTGATTCGTCGCCAAAGCGGAGGAGGCATCATCCATGCAATACCTCGTTAAGTCCGAAAGACCAACCATCTGGTCACGGGTGCGAAGCGTTTTCACACCGTTTTCACAGGTTGATAACGCCTACCGTTCGACGACACGGGAGCCTGGATCCACAAGCGAGTGGAACCCGCCCTCGTCCAATGCCGACGAATCGCTCCTGCCCGTCCTCGCCACCTTGCGTGATCAATCCCGCGATCTTGACCGTAATGAGAGCATTGCCCGCGGCGCTCTTGAGAACTACATCACGAATGTTGTCGGCGATGGACTACGGCCGCAATCCCGGATTGATCATGAATTGATTGGGATCACCGAGGAAAAGGCTCGGGAGTTTGAACGTCGAGCGGAAAAGATCTTCTCGCTCCACATGAGCAGGAACACTGCTGACTGGCACGGTATGTCAAGCTTTGCCACCCTTCAGGCCCAGGCACTAAGATCCAGCATGCTCGACGGTGATTGCCTCGCCGTTCGGCGCTTTAGAAATCGTCCTGGCGCCATCCTTGGAACTGCCGTCCAGATCATCGAAGCATCCCGAATCCGTACACCGATGGATATCAAGTCTGACATCGACGTCCGCGAAGGGGTTGAACTCGACAGGACGGGCATGCCGATCGCCTACCACGTTGGCAAAACCGGCGCCGATCGTTTCCTCGGCAGTGAGACGGTGCGCGTTCCACGCTTTGACTCCCAAGGCACAGCAGCCGCCCTTCACCTCATCCTCCAGCGCCTGCCACGTCAAAGTCGTGGCGAGCCGTTCCTCGCTCCTGTGATCGACAAATTCAAACAGATTTCAAGGTACAGCGAAGCCGAGATCGATGCGGCCGTCATCAACGCATTCTTCGCGGCATCACTGACAAGCGAAGTGGGCGGCATCTTTGGCGATCGCTCGAAGGCCCACCTTGCAAACCCTCAGACGAAACCGCCCGAGCGCAAGTACCACAAGTTTGGCCCAGGCACGATCCTTGAGCTTTTACCCGGCGAAAAGCTGGAAGGAACGACTCCGGGCCGACCGAACATGAACTTCGACGCTTTTGTGCAGGCCGTCATCAAGCAGATCGGAATCGGTTTATCCATTCCCTATGAAGTGCTTACGCAGCATTTTTCTTCGAGCTACTCCGCGGCCCGCGCGGCGATCCTTGAGGCCTGGAAGGTCTTCAAAGTGCGCCGGGCATGGCTTGTGAGCGAATTCTGCCAGCCCGTCTGGGAGTGGGTGATAGCTGATGCCATAGAAAGCGGGCTGCTTGATGCTCCTGGCTTTGATGACCCGCTGAAGCGTCACGCCTGGCTCTCCGCGCAATGGTGTGGCACCGAGATGGAAGCCATCGATCCCCTGAAGGAAGCCAAGGCCAGCGAAACCGAAATCGCCATTGGTGTGAAATCGCGCCGCTTCATTGTGGAAAGCCAGGGCCGCGACTTTGACAAACAGATCCAGGAGTATGAGGAGGAGAATAAAATCTTCTCTGATCCGGCAGCACAAAGCCAGAACATGGGCAACACGAATTCCGGGCAGGGCCGTCCGCAATCTGCGGACAGCTGAAACCTTTACAGGGAAAGGCCGCTCGGGATATTCTTCGCCTTGCCTCTCACGAGAGTCTTCCCGGACTGCTCTTTGCCCACCCCCTCGAAATCACGCCCCCAACCACCCGGAGCCCTTGCCTGTCTTTTGCTCTCAGCTACATCACAAGCACCCCATGGGCCATCACCGAAGACTCGCTACGGTCCATGATTGCCATTGCGACTGAACACGGATCAATCGAAGCGCTTGAAAAAGTGCGTGGCACAAGGGCCAAAAACACCGAGCGCGCGACTGTTCGCAGCGGGGTGGGCATCATCCCCATTCGCGGGCCTCTCTTCAAGCACGCAAACCTGATGACCGATCACTGCGGCGCCACCTCCTATGAGATGGTGATGCGCGATTTTCATCAAATGCTGGCTTCCTCGGATGTCCGCAGCATAGTTTTCGATATCGATTCGCCTGGCGGCGAAGCCAACGGAACATCGGAGCTTTCCGATGCGATCTTCGCAGCCCGCGGCCAAAAGCCTACGGCCGCCTATATCGGCGGAACCGGAGCAAGCGCCGCATACTGGATTGCGAGCGCCTGCGAGAGGGTCTTTGCTGCAGATTCCGCGATCATTGGCAGTATCGGTGTGCAGCTCGCTCTGCATAACGAAAAAAATGAAGGTGAAATCCGCTTCGTCTCCTCGCAGAGTCCGAATAAAAACCGCGACCCTGCGACTGAGGGAGGCGCAAAGGACATTCAGACCATTATCGATGGCCTCGCCGATGTCTTTATTGGAAAAGTCGCCCGAAATCGCGGCGTCGACCGCGCGGCCGTCCTTGAGAAATTCGGTCAAGGTGCTGTCTTCGTCGCTGCGGATGCAGAGAGTCGCGGCCTTATCGATCAACTTTCAACACTCGAAAGCGTCATCTCAAACCTTGGAGATCATCAATTGGCATCCGATCAGCCAATCACTGCTGAATTTATCAAAGAAAGCCACCCGGCCGTAGCCGAGCACTTCATGCAGCTTGGTGCCGAGCGCGCATTGGCCAAAGTCCTCGCCGACCAGAAGCGCTCGGAATCAATCAAAGGCATGGCCGAGGGCCTCGTTTCAAACGAATTCTGCCAGACCCTGATTTCGAGCGACATGACTGCAGCCGATGCAGCCCTGGCCATCATTCAGGAGGCAAAGAAAAACCCACATAAGCCAAAAACAAGCCCAAAAGAGTCCTTTGAAAGCCAGCTCGAAGGGCTCGACGTACCACCCAAAGACCAACCTTCATCCGCATCACTTGCCGAGCAGCAGGACTGCATTCTTGCTCTCGCCCAAAAAGTAGATGGCTTGAAGATTAAAGGATCGTAATGGACTTTAACCCTTCCTATCGGGTCGTGGACTCCTACACGCCTCGCCTGATCCATCGCGGCAATTTCCCCACCTACCGCGGATCAGTCACCATTGAAAGAGGTCAGATTTTAAAGCTGGGCTCTGTGCTTGGCCGCAAAACCACGACCGGAAAATTCGTGCTCTGCAGTAAAACTGCAGACGATGGAACAACGGCGATCGCTGATGGCAGCGAAAAGCCGGTCTGCATTCTGCAGGTTGACATCGATGCCACGGAGTCCGATAAATTCGCTCCGGTATTTCGCACCGGCGCTTTTCTCGGACTTGATCTTGTGCTTGGCAAAGGCCACACACTTGCATCCATCGACGACGATCTCAGCCTGCGCTCGATCTATATCGAAAAAGGGGAGGACTGAGATATATGGCTCTTCCCATTTACGGCACCTACTACCTCAATCGCCTGATCACGCGCATCGTGCCAAAGCCCAAGTTCTTTCTTGATCGCTTCTTCCCGACTGAAGTGCAGTCGACCAAGGAGGATGTCTATTTCGACGAAGCCCCTGGCGTCAAAGCAGGTATCGCTCCCTTCGTGCATCCCCTTGTCGAGGCGCCCATGTTCCGTGAGCAGGGCTACCGGACCAAATCCCTGCGACCTGCTTACATCAAGGAAAAGACCGGACTCACCCCCGATCGCGGAAACGTCCGCATTGCCGGCGAAGCGTTCGGCGGTGAACTGACTCCGATGCAGCGCCTTGAACTCATGCTCGCGCGTGATGTTGCCCGTCTTCAGGAACGCTGGCGAAACCGCCTGGAACTCATGGCGGCCGAAGTTGTTAAAACCGGGCGACTCACCATCAAAGGTGACGGGATCGATGCTGTACTGGACTTTGAACGCTCGGCAAGCCTCACAAAAAAACTCGCTGGTGACAAGGCCTGGACGAACAAGGACCTTCCCATGCGCCAGCATTTTGAAGGGATCCAGCGGGAAGTCGCTTCGCTCAACCTTGGTCAGACGCGCCCCTATAACGTCATCATGGGACCTGAAGCGTATGACCTCTTCGCTGCGAACAACGAGGTCAAAAGTCTTCTGAATGAAATGATCCGCGGAGCCGACCTGGAGCTGCAGATCACTCCGGGTATGCAGTCCTTCGAGAGTCTTGTCTATAAAGGCAAGTTCGGCAACGTCCGGCTCTGGGTGTACGAAGCCATGTCCGATGACGGCAAGCTCTACATCGAACCCAAGCAGGCCCTTTTTTTCTGCGACAGCATCCAGGGCGTTCAGTTCTTTGGAGCCATCCAGGATCTTGACGCCAACCTGATGGCACTTAAGACCTTCCTCAAAAGCTGGAAGATCGAGGACCCCAGCCAGCGCATCGTTCTTTTGCAATCGGCGCCCGTCCTTGCCACCTTTGACCCGAACACGGCGTGCCTTCTCAATGTTGCCTGAAACGGACGAGCTTTTTGAAGCAGAAGGCCAGCCCTTCGTCGGCACGCTGACCTCGTTTGATCTGCCTTCTGAGGCCGGTACGCCCGGGCTTCTGACCCGGGTCCATCGGCTTCTCGTCATTGACGAGGTATCACACGGACTTTCGGAAAAAGCCATCATCAGGCGATCAGCAAACGGCGAATCGTTTGAGATCAAAAACCGGATACGCTCCGGTGTCGGGATTACCGAGCTTGATCTCGGGCAAATCGAATCCTCACCTTTTGAGAGAAACTTTTGAACTCTGATCTTCCGCTGATTCGCATAAGGACCGGAATCGAAAAGTGCCTCGCCGGGGCACTGCCCGATTTCAAGCGGTTCAATGCCCGCGTGACCAAGCTTTCGGAAGCGGATCTGCCTTGCCTGAACCTCTACTTTCACAGGGATCGCCTGGTCAGAAACCAGAATCTCCACGATGACAGGGAGGTTCGCTTTGAAATCGAAGCGTGTTTCAAGGCGCATTCTGATGCAGAGAGTGAGCTTTCGTTAGCCAGAAAGCGCATCGAGGATGCCATCGAAGGAAACCAGGAATTGCGAAACATCGTATCAGACTGGTCCTTTCACATGGTGGACTTCGCTCACGAAATGGTCGGAAGCGTGCGCGTTGCCGCCCTTGCCATCACCTGCTGCATCGAGTACATGAGGCCCCGCCTACCGCCGTCGGTCGAGTTCCCAGGCCCACTGCGCGAAGTCTGGATCAACAGGGAGAAGACTCCATGGACGAGTTGACCGCAGAGCTTCTCGTTGTGGTCCAGGACCTTCAAAGGCGGGTTAATAACCTTCTTCGGCCGGGACGCATAATCGCGGTTGATCCAAAAGCCGAAACCGTTCGCGTTCGACTTTCCGATGGTGACGGCTCGGAAGGAAGTCTTCCGCTCGATACTCCCTGGATCACGGTGATGCAGGAGCGCGCCGGCGAAACGTCGAGCTGGGAGTTTCCTGAAATTGGTGAGCAGGTCATGGTGCTATCGCCTGGTGGCGAATTGAGTGGCGGCATGGTCGGACATGCGATTCACTATGCAGACCGCCCATCGCCATCCACCGATCCCAAAGTGAAGATTCATCGCTTCTCGGATGGCTTCGCGTTCAGCTATGACCAGACCACGCATACGCTTTTGATCTCCCGTCCTTCTGAGCTGAGCATTGTCATCGATGCCGACAAACTCCAGGTCACAGCCAAAACCATTGAGTTTCAGACTGAAAAAGCGGCCATCCGCAACGCGGCGGGAGACGAGTTTCTGGGCCTGACCTCGGCAGCTTTCAAATCAGTTCAATCGTCACAGACGGCAACGATGATGGGACCACAACCTCTTCTCCCAGCCGCAAACGAGCTGCAAGGGATGACCACAAAAATGGACTCATTTGGAGGATAGCCTTGCCACTCACAGGCACTGAAAGCGCACTGGCCGATGCTCTCCATGCTGCCGCCACAGCCACCAGCGGTGATGCAAAAGCGGCCTGGAAAAAAGTGGCCGAAATTATCATCAGCCACATTACTGGCAATTCTCTCGTCACCGGGACCACTCCCAATGGCCCACTGACCAACGGAAAGGTCACATGATCGGAATGGACGAAGTCACCGGCCGGCGCATCGAAGGCGAAGGCTGGCTGAGGCAGGCCGTCCGAAGAGCGATACGAATACCAAAGGGATCGAGGCCGATGGTGAGGTGGTACGGAACAAACTATCTTAAGCATATTGCCGCCCCGATCACGAGCGCATCCCTTCTTGAACTTACCGGCGATCTTGCCGACAGCATCGAAGCCACCATCCCCGGCAGCACGCTGCAAACACTGACCGACCAGAAGAACGGCTCAGAAATTCTCATCTCGCTCACCATTGGAAAAGAGCAAAAAATCATCGGAGTTTAAGACCTTGGATCTTCCGCAGATTATCGAAACACCGGACTTTCAGGCACAATTCAAAGATGCACTCAAACGCTTCACTGAATCCTATCGCAAAATCGTCCCGGACTTTGGCGAACCGACCGCCGCCGATCCCATCTATCACATCCTTGTTGAACTCACTCTCAACAAAGTTATCGGAACCGAGAAGATCAATAGCGCAGCATACGCTCAGCTGGTCAAACTCTCGAACGAGATTGACTTTATCTTCAAAGGAAAAATCCGCCCGGGCGAAAGTTACGAGGCCTACCGCGACCGCATGCGCGGGACCAAGGATCAAGCTTCCACCGCTGGCACCCCAGCCATGTATAAGGCCCTGACTTTTCTTTACGGTGAGGCATCCCTTACGGCTGCGGGAGCAACGCGAACGGCTTCCGTCATGGACGCCTACGTGCAGGCTGCAAACGGTGAACTTTTGATTTCCGTGCTCATCAACTCGGATGCGGCTGATCTCAAAGCTGCCGTCGTGAATGCACTGACCGATGCGTTTAAAAAGGAAACCGTCAAACCCGCTCTTGATTCCGTAACATTTATCGAAGCAAGGGCCGTTCCGTTCTCCATCAATGCCGTGATCTCACTCCAGCCCGGTTACGCCAAAAGCTATCAGACCCGCATCGAGGAGAACTTCAGAAAGTCTTTTGAAGCTCAGAAAAAGCTTGGATGGGCGCCGACGATGAGCTGGATCGTGCGTGAACTCCATCAGCCTGGTGTCCGCTCGGTCATCCTTCAATCGCCTGCCACAAACATCCCGGTTCAGGCCGATCGCTACGCGACCATCACGCGGCTGGATCTGACGGTCGAGGAAAGCGCATGATCGAGACTCATATCCGGCAATACTACCCCGACTATGATACAGCCCCGATCGTTTCGATACGACTGTCCCAGGATCCTGCAATCCGCAATGCAATTCTCTGGGAATATGGGCTTGATCCGCTGCTTCCTTTCGCCATTGACCCGGCGCGTATCAACGATGAGATCACTGACTTCATTCGCCTGCGCGGCACCATTGCTTCGATTCGCGCGGCCCTTCGCTGGGTTGGCTTTCCTGATGCCCGCTTTGTTCGCCTCACCTCTTCCACCTTTGAGGTGGACGCCGGACGCAAACCTACCGATCGGGAACTCCTGGCAATCCGTGCTGCACTCGCTGTTTCAGTACAGGCACGCGGAACTCTTAAACGCATCTTTAACAAGGACTTTGAAATCAAGTATGGCTGATGGATATGTACACGGAATTGTAATTAAGGAGGGCTCGGGCGAGGTTCGCACCATACGATCGCCAAGTCCTTCCGTCGTCGGACTCGTAGGAACCGCAGTGGCCGCAGGCACGACTCTCAAGGCCCTTGTTCCCGAGGTCTTCTTCAAGGAAAACGCAGCTCTTGAAGCTGTCTATCCTTCAGGTTCCAGCGGACCAAAGGGCTCACTCTACCAGGCACTCCGCGGAGTCTATGAGCAGACCGATGCAACGGTTGTGGTGGTTCGCGCTCAATCGGACTCCGACGCCGATATCATGGCGGCCATTGAAAAGCTCGAAGACGCGGAGGCGTTGACGGGCTTTAAACCCAAGATCCTGGCTGCACCAGGATTTGGCTACGCTTTTCCCGCCGTAATTCAATCGGCCGTGCTGCCTTTGACGATACCCATGGCAGTAGCCAGCAACAAAAAGACGAATTCCACAGTTGAGGTGATCAATGGCTGATGAAGTGGCGAACCCCATCGCCGTAAAGCTTAAATCCATGGGAAAGCGCCTCGGCGCAATCGTTTGCCTTGATGGCCCGGATGATTTCGCTGAAGCGGAAAAATTCCGAAAGCTCAACGGCGATGAACGCATTTATATTACATCGCCACGCCTTAATGTATCCGAAGACAATAAGATCGTGAACGTCCCATCCAGCGCGACGGCCGCCGGCATCTTCGCTCTCATTGATTTCTGGCGATCGCCTTCCAATCAGGAAGTCCAGGGAGCACTCGGCACATCCTTGCCGATCTCGTTTGCTCTCGATGACCCACAGTCCATGGGTCAGCGCCTTAACGCCATACAGGTGGCGACCTTCGTTCGCCAGGATGGTCTGAGACTCTGGGGTGCTCGCGGCACGGGTGATCAAACCAACCTTGCGACCAACCAGATTCAAAAGGTGCGGATCCGCGATGCGATACGGGAAGCGATCATCGCATCTCACCGCTGGGCGGTGGCGGCCGGGATTACGAGCAACCTTTTCTCAGCGGTCGCATCAAGCGTAAATGCCTACCTCGACGAACTCACCCGCCTTGGGGCGATTGCAGGCGGCAAATGCATCCCGGATGGAGATTTCAATACTCCCGGCAATCTCAATGATGGCAAGGCGTTCTGGACTTACGACGTCACCCCCACCCCTGTCGTTGAAACCATGACCTTCACTGAAGTTCTCACCCAAAAATATCTGGCTGGAATAGGAGCAGCCTAAGCTGATGACAAACTCGATTCGTCTGATTTTTCTTTCTGTAGTTGGATTTCTGACTGTGGGCCTGTTCGCGCAGACCACCACCCCGCCCTTCTCTGACAATGAGCAACCGATTTTCTCCAACACCTACCTGATCGACAACGTGTCGAACAACTCGGTCGGCGGCGATCTCACGCTGCGCATCAATAAAAAAGCTCCTTTTGATTGCAAGACAAAGGAGGATTGCCCGGCTTCCGTGATCATCTCCAATGCAAATGGCAACGTGAACATGCCGGTCGATGTTAACGTCCGCTCACTCTATGTCGGCAAAGCCCTGACGATCGATTCGACTGGTCGCTGGGTTGGTCCGAGCAGCGGACTGCGCGGCGATAAAGGCGACACTGGTCCACAAGGTCCCATCGGACTTCAAGGCCCAAAGGGGGATGCCGGCCCCATCGGTCCCGCAGGGCCGCAAGGCCTGAAAGGGGATACCGGAGGAACCGGTCCTGTCGGACCACAAGGCTTCAAAGGAGACACTGGTGCAACAGGACCGGCTGGTCCTCAAGGCTCCAAAGGAGACACAGGCGCAACAGGACCACAAGGGCCGAGAGGCGACACCGGACCCACAGGCGCAACAGGACCACAAGGCTTCAAAGGCGACACTGGTGCAACAGGACCGCAGGGAATCAAGGGTGATACCGGACCCACAGGCGCAACAGGACCACAAGGCGCGAAGGGTGACAAGGGAGATCCTGGCGATGGTTGCTGGTATGACGATCAAGCGCAAAGGATCAACTGTGCGGGCGGCACATGGATTCCACTTTCCTCCATCAAAGGACCTCAGGGCGATCGCGGAGCGACAGGACCGACTGGACCCACAGGCGCAACAGGACCCTCTGGACCAATCGGACCGGAGGGGGCAAGGGGACCCGCTGGACCGACTGGACCGACTGGACCACAGGGACCTGCTGGATTTAAGGTATGCCGCACTGTAACGCAGGACGTAGGCCCAAGTTCCGTGGGCGGAACCAATCCGCAAACGCTTTTTGCTACAGCAGACTGCAATACAACTACAGAACCATCCATTCTCACGGGCGGAAGCTGTTTTGCCTCTAGCGGAAGGCCATTGCTTCTAAACGTACCGACCATCGATCTTACCATCAACTCAAGCACCGGAAAGCCTTTGTTCAATCGTTGGCAGTGTCGCGGCGAAAGCACCAACAATACCTCGGGAAGACTCACCGCCACAGCCATCTGCTGCAATAACTGATCTCGACCCCTAATCCTCCGCGGCTGGCTCCCATCAGCCCACCATGCCAGCCGCATTCTCCTCTCCCTGGAATCAAATCATGAAATATCCAAAGCACTTGAAAAATTTCAACGTGACGTTCGGCGTGTCGGAGTTTTCCGGCGTCTGCGAAGAAATCACTCTTCCCAAGATCAAGTACAAAACCGAGGAATGGCGCGGGGCCGGCATGGATGCGCCCATCGAGATTCCGGTTGGACTTGAAAAGCTTGAATGCACCATGAAGTTTGGTGAACAAACCATCGAAGGCTACCTGTCTGCCGGCGTTGTTCTTTCGGGATTTGTTACCGTAACCATCTTTGGTCATATCGCAGCCATCGATGGCACGACGGACAACCTAACCTGCATCCTGCGCGGCTGGATCAAAACAGTCGATCCGGGAACTTTCAAGGCTGGTGATCCCAAATCTGCAAACCAGACCCTTGAGATGTCCGTCATCAGCTGGGTCATGACACGCGGAGTCATTCCACTGGTAACTATCGATGTTATGCGCGGCATCACGATGCATGGCCCACTCGACCAGCACGAAGCCGCTCGCAAAGGCCTCAAACTCGCCTGATTCTTCCACAGTAAGAGAAAAGAATGGACCTTCCTTTGATTGAGGCCCTTCACTTTAAGGGCAAAAAGTACGACGCCGTCATACTCTCCGATTACTTCAAAACCCGCCACAAGATGGCTCTAGCGAATAGTGTCAGCAAAACTGAAAGCGAGCAGCACGAAGCACTGGTCATGTCTTTTTGCGAAAATCTGCCAGCTGAATCCTTCGGCGATATCTCCGCTGACGACATGGACGTGATTTCAGCACACGTCAATGAAGTTATGGAGAAATACGCCGCGCGTCATGGGCTCATGGAGCAGGTGAGCACTGGAAAAAAGCCGGGGAAGGCACCCAGCGGGAGCCGGCAAAAACGCTGATGCGAAGCATAGCCATCATGCGCGAACGCTATGGTTTCACGGCCACCGAATGCCTGGAGATGGCCTACGAGGAATTCGATCGCTGGCTCTACGCATTGATTGACGATGAGGCAAAACACGGGAGCGAAGATGAAGAAACCTGGGAAGCTGTAAATGACTGATAGACACGTCAGGGTAAAGATCAAAGCTGCGTTCGATACGGCCTTCAATGCAACTTTCATGACGGCCGATGAGCGGGTCAAGGGGCTCGAAAAAAGCCTTAAGGGTCTGAAGGCAACGTCAGCCGATATCCAAAATTACAAAGCGAGTCGGGAGTCCGTGCAAAAGCTGACTTCGGATATTGCTTTCCAATCGGCCGAGCTGCAAAAAGCGACGGACGCGAGGGCGTTAGCAACAGCAGCAGCCAAGTCCTTTGGTGATGCCGAGAGGAAGGCCGCAGGATCTGCACAGCAAAGTCTCGCCACATATCGGCTGCGGCGTGAGGCTTACGCGAAGGAAAAGGAAGCCCAGGAAAAGCTTCTGAATCCCTCCAAGGTTCAAAAAGAACATCTGCGTCAGCTCAAGAGAGAACGCGACGAGGCAAAGAAAGTCCACGAATCGGCCACGGCTGAGTTGAAGAAAGCCACCGCCGCTGCCCACGATCACCGCAAAGCTGCGATCCTCGATGGCACCAGCGTGGAACTTTTGACGAGGAATGAAAAAAATCTGGCTTCGACGCTCAAAGCCACTGAGTCCCAGCTCAAGAAAAGCGAAGAGAATGCAAAGAAATATGCGGACTCTCTAAGGAAAGCCGGGGTTAATGTGGATGATCTGGATCAAGCTAAAAAGAAGCTGAACCAGACCATGGCACACCAGAATGCGGCCATCAAAAACCACAACAGAGCCAGAACATTCTCAGATCGCGCAGAGGATCTGCGCTCGGATGCAACCCGGCATGCGATTGCAGCCGTTGGCTTCGGATATCTTTTCACCAAACCTCTGGCCGCTGCCATCGCCTTTGAAAAGCAGATGTCGCGTGTCAAGGCCATGGCCGGGGCAACATCGGCTGAGTATAAATTACTGAAAGAGGATGCACGGCGGCTTGGTGCCGAAACCGTCTACTCGGCCCTGCAGGTCGCTGAGGCCCAGAACGAACTGGCTACTGCAGGCTTTCGCACAAACGAAATCATTGAGACGATGCCCCACCTGCTCGCCCTTGCCAATAGCAGCATGACGAGCCTTGCACGAACGGCGGAAATTACGGCATCGGTCCTCCGTGGTTTCAGCATCGATGTCAGTGAAATGGAGCGGGTCGGTGATGCTCTGACGGCCGCCTATACGTCTTCTGCTTCCAGCCTTGAATCCCTCGGCGAAATGCTCAAGTACGTGGCATCCATCGCCACAGTCACCGGATCAAGCCTTGAAGAGGTCCTGGGCGCTTCGTCGGTTCTGCACAATAACGCTATCACAGGTTCGATGGCTGGTACGACCATGCGGGCATTTCTTCTTCGACTCTCTGATCCCCCGCGAGCAACGAAGAAGGTTTTGGAGGACATGAACGTCAAGCTCCAGGACAGCGCCGGCAATATGCGCAACTGGCTCGATATCATCCACGATATGAATAAAGCCCTTCTTGGAACAGGCACAGCTCAGCAGGCCGCGGTCTGGAAGAAGGTAGCCGGTGAGGAAGCCGCACCGGGCGTTGCGAAGATAGCGGAGGCCGAAAAGAGCGGAGCCCTTCAGCTGGAGATTAAGAAATACCGTCTGGCGCCGGCTTTCAACAAGCTCGGCGAGAACCTACTAAGTATGCCTAATGCAAAGATCAAGGAACTGGCAGCAAAGATGGGTGTCCAGTTCAATCGAGCGATGTCCGGAGGCGGCCTAATTCAAAACCTTAGCGGGTCATTGAAGGGCCTCAAAGGAGAAGCCTTCAATAAGCAGATTGCGAGGATTCTTTCAGGTATCGGCATGGCCCCTTCGCTTTCAGACATGAAGACCGTGGAATTCGATGCGAAAGATCCTAATGCTCAAAAGGCTCTGAAGGTACTTCGCATTAAACCGACGAAAGCTCTCGGCGGCCAGAAATCGAATGAAGAGCTGACACGCGAAGTGCGAACTGCGCTTCAAACTCTGCCCATGGAAGAGCAGCTCAAATACATAGAGATCTTTTTTTCAAAGACCCGCCGAGGGATGCGCGAACTCCTCACGGAATTCTCAAAGAGCGGCAAGGATTCCGATCAGCTCGTGCAGGCTCTCGATGAAACCCAGAACATGAAAAAGACCCGCAAGGCTCTTAGCGAGAATGCTGCCAACGATCTGGAGCAAATCTCCGGCGATTTCGGCGACATGATGGTGTCGCTCGGGGACGCATTCCTCCCGGTTCTTAAAGAGATCACGGATGTTATCAAACCGCTTACCGAATCTTTTGCAAAATGGATATCGAAGCATCGTGAAGTGGCAAAATGGGTCATGATAACGGTTGGAGGACTTGCTCTTCTTAACGGAGTCCTTGCAGTCAGCAAATTCGCACTGAGCGGAGTTGTTGATGCCGTCGGCAAAACCTACAAAAGCTTTGGCAAGGACAAACTTCTTGGCAGCATCTCGCGTGGACTGTTCAGGGGAATGAAACGTGGCGGATCCGGGCTCCTGCGAGGTGCCAAGGTTCTGTCCAAGGCTGGATTAGGTCGGCTTTCAAAGGCAGCCAGAGGCGGCGCGAAAATCGGTATGAAAGGCATCAGCATGGGCAGCTCTCTTTTGCTGCAGGGTGCTCAGAAGCTGATTGCGATGGGTCCTGCTATTTCAAGCGCCATAGGCGTTGTGATCACCGGCATTCGCGCGGTCGGAGCGGCTCTTCTTACAACGCCGATCGGTCTGACGATCACAGCCATTTCAGTAGCGCTCTTTTTAGTTTGGAAAAACTGGGGAGTAATCCAGCCCTGGCTCATCAAAAAATGGCAGGCCTTAAAGGTCTACTTTTTCGACCTTCTCTCGCGGGTCACGAAGGCCGTTAAGTCCGCTTGGGACTGGATTAAAGAGCACATGAGCTGGCATCCCGTCGTCTACATAGCGAAGAACTGGGAAAAACTCATCGGAATGTTCAAAACGGTTTACGAAAAGATCAAGCCCTACATTAGCAAGATCTTTCCAACCGATGATACGGACATCTCCATCACTGGTCCTGAAAAACCAGGATTTCTTTCGCGCATGGTGGATGCGGCCGACAAAGGCGCGGACGATGCCAAGGATTTTCTTTCGGGTCTATTTGAGTCGCCAGTAAAGGACATCAAATCAGCTGTTCCAACGCTTCCCGGCGAAGCTCGCAGCGAAGCGGGTTACACCCAGCGCAATGTGATCACCGTCAATGCTAAGATTCACGTTGAATCCGGCCCCAAAGCTCCAATCGAAGTTGCGCAAAAAATCAAAGCGGAGATTCAGTCGGCGTTTCGCATGACGCCATCATTTGATCTCTTTGATGAACCCATGGTGAGCTGATGGCCATTGATCCCATCCCGCTGACAAGAAAAGAAGTTCTGGCAAGACTCGGCGATTTTTCGTTCGAGCTGCTTACACTCGTGCCCGACAAGATTGATCGGGAGACAAGCTATCGCTGGGTTCGGCAGGAGCCGATCAATGCACCGCCAGTCTTTCAGTACCTCGGTGCCAATCCTCGTGATGAAACCGCCACCGCGCACCAGGATATCTGGACTGTTGTAGGGGTTTTCTATCCCGAGGTATCCGGCCGCATCGATCACCTTAAAAAGCTGCGTGACATTGCACTTTCAGGAAAGCCGCAGCGCTTCGTCTATGCAGATACTGTTCTTGGCCAGAACCTTGGTCTTTGCATCATTCATCGTATCAAGGAGTCCCGGACCATCTTTTACGGTGACGGGATTCCGCGCAAAATTGAATTCACTCTTGAACTGGAAAAATACAGTGCGCTATCGACCGCTTCATGACGGCGAGGAACTGGACCGAATTTGCTGGGACGAATACGGCGAGCTGCCTGGTTCGGTGGAAGCCGTCCTCAGAGCAAACTGGGATCGCCTCGATCTATTCGACAATCTCGGCCGCATAACTCCATTGGCTTTTCCCACCACCATTTTCCTTCCCGACCTCGCCCGCCCCACCGACACAACCCAAAGCGTGAGAATTTTTGATTGATCCCGAATTTCCGTATCACCTCGGGCGGCAAGGACTTGACCAATGCCATCCGAACTCGCCTTTTAAAGCTGACGATCCGCGATGAGAAAAAACTGAAGTCCGACTCAATGTCGATTGAGCTGGCAGATGACCCACCGATTGAGCTGCCAGCAGACAACCAGGTGTTTGAGGTCGCCATCGGCTACAAGGACGTACTGGTCAATGTCGGAAGCTTTGCAACCAAGCATATCGCCGTATCCGGCCCACCGCGCATTCTGAAGATCGAAGCTTCGGCGATGAACCAGGCGGCATCGCTCAAGACCCGGCGCGAGCAGTCCTGGGAATCGACGACTCTCGGTGATCTTGTTGCGGCCATCGCTCGGCGCAATGGGCTTGCGCCTGCAGTGATCCCGGACCTTAAAGCCATTCCAATCACACATGAGAGCCAGACGGAGTCCGACGCAGCATTCCTTCAAAGGCTTGGACGCCGCTACGATTTTTTACTCAAAGTGTCAAGTAGACGACTGATTGTAACCCCGCATGACAAGAGCCTCATGGCTTCTGGCGGTGATCTTCCAAAGATAGAAGTATCAAACCCAATCCGGTACGAGTTTTCAGGCGATCAGGCTAAAAAATATACTGGTGTAAGAGCCTACTGGTATGACTCGCAGGCGGCAGCGAAACGCTATGTGTTTTTCGGGCGGCAGGGCGTTGTCCTGGAACTCGAATTCAATCAGGTATCGGAAGCCCAGGCTAGAAAGGTTGCCGAAGCTAAGTTCCGTGAAGTATCCCGGAAGAGCAAGACACTCAAGTTTACGGTACCTGGTAATCTGGATCTCGCCGCTGAGCGGAAGGTTTTGGTCAGCGGTATCCGCACTGGGGTTGATGGTGAGTGGATTATCAAGAGTGTCGAGCACACTATTGATGGTTCCGGGTTTCTAAGTAGCGTCGACTGCTCGGAGAGCGGATATAGAGAAGACTTTCCTGATGACAATGGCACTCCTGAGAGTCCCGATTCTTCTTTATAGGAAACGACAGAATTCATATTCCACGCTTTTGGTTCCTTGCGTGATGATCCCGACTCATTGCCGAGGAGAGTGGGACACCGTGTCCCATAAATCGGATTATTTTCCTGAAAACGACTCGCTAGGGTTTACTTTAATCAACCCTGATTCGTCATTAAATTTGATTTTATTTTGTCGCATAGGTGGCACACGAAACTGAAGGCAATGCATTGAGAAGTTGCTGTATAAAAAATAATCATTAAAATAGACTTTATTTTCGATTGAGAAAGTGGAAAAATCGGATTTATGAGGTGCAGTCATGGCTATTATTTTTGCTTTGTGTAACAAGAAGGGCGGATGCGGCAAAACGATGGCAGCAATCAATATTGCAGCTATTCTTGCCTCTCGTGGACATAGAGTTTTGCTGATCGATGCGGACGAACAAGGCAATGCTTCAGCTAATCTTGGCGTTAAAATGATTGGCAAGAAGCTTGGGAAAACTCTCTACGATGCTCTGATAAAGGAACGACCGCTAGAAGATGTCCTAATCCCAACCGAGTTTCCGAATTTGGATGTAATCGTTGGCGACTCTCAGTTGAGTACCATCAACATGGAAAAAACTATCGATCCCGGGGCACCGATGCTCTTAAAGGATTGGTTTGAAGCCAACAACACCAGTCAATATGACTACATTATTATAGATACAAATCCAGCAATCAATTTGATGTTCTATATCGCTCTAAACGCCTCACATTATTTTATGCTTCCTATTTTCCCTGAAGCCGATTCGTTTGATGGCGTTGGAATGATGTTTGAGACTATTCGGAAAATTCAAAAGAAATCCAATAAAATGTTGGGCTTCTTAGGAATGGTGATGACAAAGAACAAAGAAAAAAGCGGTACCCATAAGCTATTTCGAGGAAAAATCAATTCTTTCTGTGAAAAGCATGGGTACCCCATCCTGGGCAAGATCCCCGATTCCGATGCGGTGGCCGCTGCGTCTGCGAATAAAAAGCCTCTTATCCATTACCGGGCTGACCTTCCCGTGACTGAAGCGTATATCGCGCTAGTCAACACTCTGCTGACAGAGCTTAAACCTCGCAGAGGGAGACCAAAAGCACTTGAAATCCCAACCAAAGATTTTGAAGAATTGGCTACCCATGAAGTAAACCCAAATGAGGTGGAGATCAGTTTTGAGTAAGGCATCGAACAGGTTTGAAGAAACCGAAGCTGATATTAAATTCAAGGAAGGCCTTTTTAAGCTGTCCAAGTCTCAAGACGGCGTTAGCTTAGAATTGGCAATTAAACACATAACGCTTGATCAGAATATCCGTGATGCTATCGATCATAACGATCCAGAGTTCAAACAACTGGTCGAAAGCATCAAGGAAGTCGGCCTCCTTCAATTGCCTGTCGTTACGGTAGATCTCGATCAAGGGAAGATCCTATGTCTTGGTGGTCATCGTAGGATCGAAGCTCTACGCTCATTAGGCAAAGAGAGTGTAAAGGTCGTCTATCGGAACATAGAAGATCGTCCAGTTCAGAAACTGGCTCAGCTGATGGAGAATGTTGCTCGTCAAAATCTGCAGCCTTTAGAGCTTGCGTCCGCCATTAACAATATTAAGAAGGCGGAAAAGTATACTGCAACTAGACTTGCTGAATTACTTGGCAAGGAAAGAAAGTATATCGAGAGACTAGTTAAGATTGACAATTGGCCTACTGAAGCCAAGGCATTTGTTAGAGCTAATCCTGGAAAGTTTACTCTTAAAAATTTGTTTGCTATCGCCGCTAGAAAAATTGACGACTCTGAAGTTTTGGCCGTTCTTCAAAAAGTCGCTTTCCCAGAACGAAAGGGAGCAGAGGCGAAGCCAACTAAACAAGCAAAACTCACATCAGCTTCCGTTGGGGAGTATATTAAATCCAAGCAGCTCTCTAGAAAAGAGCAGGAAGCTATTCTGAATTTTGTTCGTGAAATGAATCTCTTGCTATCCACAAGTGAAGATATGGGACACGGTGTCCCAACTGAGAACATTGTTTGAATGGGACACAGTGTCCCATTCACAATTTCATCTCGAATGGGGTACGGTATCCCATTTGTATTTAATGGGGATATGCTAAAAAGCAAAAATCCCCTCAGTGGGGGACGTAGGATAAGGGATGCGACAAAAATTTGAGCTGTGTGGTAGCACTTAAATTATCTCGCTTTCCTCTCTCACGCAAGCCCTCAAGAAGAAAATTAAACTAAAAACCTCTTCCTGTATTTGCTGCTTTTTAGCAGACGCAGGCAGCTAGGATACCTTGCATCTTGGGAGCCAAGGATGGCTGCGCATATTGCACTTGTCGAACATGCCAGTGAACTGACCGAACTCGCAGCCGCATGCGGGATCGACTGGTATCAGATCAAGAACCTGACGGCCGGCACGCACCATGATCTCCCCACCATTCATAAGAAGTACAGCAAACGCTGTACCATGTGGGTACGCGAGTTCACAGATAAGGGTGGCAGCCCGCAGCTCAGCATCACATTCCACACTCGCAAGCACGGCGGTGTTACACGGAATTGGTATTCACGCTCGCCCGGTGGTTTCGCAGGTCAGCTTCCCAAACGGAACGTCAGCCGCGAGGAAGCCGAAAGGAAGCGCCGCAAGGAACGGTTCCTTGCTTACCAGAAGGGCTGGGACTCCGCGCAAAAAAGCACCGGGTTTCCCTATCTCGACACAAAAGGCATCGCTGGCATCCTTGATCATTTTGAAATGAGGCAGACCTCGGATCGCAAGGTCATGGGCAGCGGAAGCCTGACTCCATTCATCTGTTTTCCTCTTTTCAACCGCGACGGACATTACGTTGGACTTCAGCGTATCTATGCTGATGGAGCGAAAAGGCTCACGGCCGCTGTCATGGAAGGGCAGTACGTCGGTGCGCATTCCATCATCGGCAACCCGGAAACCAGCAAAGCGATCTATATCGGCGAAGGTTTTGCAACCTGCGCCAGCATTTTTCTGGCCACTGGCTCGGCAGTTGTTTTCGCCTATAGCGCGAGCAACCTCGACCCGGTCTGCGCCTATATCCGCTCAAAGTATCCCGAACACGAAATTATCATCGCGGCCGACAACGACTGGACACCAAAGGGCAACACCGGGGTGTTCAAGGCTCTGGAAGCCGCGCAGCAAAACCGGACCAGAGGCGAGAGCCTTAAGATCATAGTCCCGCCGCTGATTGGTCAGGTTAAGACAGACTTCAATGATATTCATACCTGCCTCGGACTGGATGAGCTTCGGCAAACCCTGGCCGATCCTGCCAATACTGTGCGGCCGCCGAAGGAACGCGATCAGTTTTTACTGACCCTTCTCAGCCATGCCTATGCGCAGCAGATGCCGGCGATTGTGAGAAGATTGGCGGTCATGCTCAAGGTTCCCCACCTCATTTCAGAAGAAGCGCTCCGCGAGCGGATCACCCAGGCCCTCGGCATCCGGGCTGATCAGCGCATGATCTTCAAGGCCATTCGTTCAGTCGTCATCGCTGGTAAGTACAAGGCCAAAGCCATCGCCGGCATTGATCCGAATAAGGTTCAGCAGTATCGACAGTTTCAAACGGTGCGAAACGAAGGTGGGCACCTCGTCATTGGTGAGGACGCTGTCCTTGCCGTGATGGAGGAACTAGGAAAAGGCAGAACCGTTATCGTCAAATCCCCGATGGGAAGCGGAAAAACGGAGATTCTGATCCGAAAAGCGATGAAGGGCGCAGGGCGTGCAGCCCATATCCTGCCAAGGGTGTCGGTCGTCAACGATGCCGCAGGTCGGCTTCAGCTTGATCACTACCGCGACATCGACAAATTCCGGGCCTATTTCACCGATCAGATGGTCAGCTGTATCAACTCCATGGGAGCCAAGCGCTTCATGGCCGATAATGGTCGCAACTGGTTTGAAAACCTCGACCTCCTCTGCCTTGATGAAGCCAGCCAAGTGCTCCCTCAGGTGGCCGCGCTTGGAAACCCTCTGCGCCGACGCGCCAACCACCACGCTCTGGTCAACTCCATAAAGACTGCGCGCTCCATTCTGATTGCCGATGCCGACGCCAATGACTTTCTGGTGAGTGAGCTGAAACGGATTGATCCTGAGCGCAGCATAACGCTGATTGACATCGGCCATCCACCGGCTGAGCAGAAACGCTGGCGGGTGGGCGTTACAGACTCCGTTTCCTTCGTCAGAAAAGCGCTTCTTGATGCTGCAACAGATGGCGAGCGTTGTCTATTGGCAACGGATAACAGGCAAAAAGCCATTGAAATTGAGCGGGCGATTCGCTATCTCAGGCCAGGAGCAAGGGTTTTAAACATTCACAGAGAGCCATCCAAGGCCAATCTTGAAAAGATCCGCCGCTTCTATGACAATCCAAACGCTGAGTGCCTTAACTGCGATGTGCTGATCTACTCGCCTGCCATCACCTCGGGTGTCTCAATTACAACGCCTCATTTTACAAAGCACTTTGGAATCTTCACCGGCATTATCAAGGTGAACGATATCATGCAGATGCTTGGCCGCGATCGGACTGCCCAGGAGTGGCTTCTGGCCCTGGCGCCGCGCAGCTGGGCTGAGCAAAAACTTCGTGCTTCGATTGATCTTGAAAGCGTGGGGGAGTCACCAACGCTCTTTTCCGAACTCAAGTACGCGACCGATCGCTATGAAATCGAGGCGCGTGAGAACCTTACTGTCCTGGCCATGAATATCCTCAAGATGAAGGGACACAAGGTTTCCATGCTCGATATCACGTCCTGGGAAGGGGCGGGGGCTATCGATATGCTGACGATGAATATCGCCAAAGGCATGAAAGAGGAGCGCCTCAGGCGAATCCTTGGCCAGACGGATATCAGCGAAAACGAGTACCAGAATCTGAAAAGACACTGGATGCCCGACGAAAACGAGGCTGCAGCCATGTATGCCTTTAAAATCCGTCATATCCTCTGTGCCGATCTCACCGAGGAAAACGTCGCGTTCATGGATCAGGGTGGGCTCAAAAAAGTCGCCCTTTTTGAAACACTGCTCGGGAACGAAGCCGACCTCAGTCGATTCGATGCCGAAGAGAAGCAAACGCTTGATCCTTCGCTACGCTATCATGCGGCCGCGAAAAAGGATTTCCTCATGGCTGTGTTCAAGCGTCTCGGCATCTCACTCAAAACATTTGTTGGCGAATTTACGCATAAGGAATGCCAGGCTGTGGTTGCCCTCTTTATGGAGCAGGCGGCGAAAGCCAATGCCGTTTTCGACGGAATCATTGATTCTGAGCACCCGCCCCGCTGTGCGACCACGTTCGTCCAGAAGATCTTCCGAAAACTTGGCCTGCGTATTGGCGGCAGAAAATCCAACGGGCGCATGATCCGTTACATCGAGCCATCCGATCTCTCCCGTATGCTGACCCTTCGTGAACGCCGCCGGGTCAATGGTCGATCACTTTTCTCCACTGGAATAAAGATAGAATCCGAGGCTGCATAGCAGGCCCCAGCCACGGTTTTCCAGAATCCGGTGTCCGGGTTCTGGATCTCTGCGTCCCCTTGCTGCCGGGTGAGCTCGCCTTTGCCTCCGGAGGCACGGATCTCACTGTCCTTCTGATATAGCGTCCATGGCGACGCATTTTTATGCATCCGATCCATAAGAAAACAGTATAATGCCGAAATAGTTGAGCTATTTTTGTAGAAAAAGAGCTGAAAATTGAAGAAAGTTTTTCAGGTGCAGTAAGCATTATGCAATCGTCTGCATAATCATATAGTGCTTCGACCGATTGATCAGGGAGACTTCACTTTCCATCATATAAAGATAGGCAAAGTCTCCCTGGTTCACGGCCGAACCATCTTGCAACGATATCCTCCATGATTACTGTTTATTCATAATTGTACAATAATCGAACAATATTCATGTGTTACGCGACGAAAGGTTCTTGTAACTCTTCAGATTCATGGCGGATATTATACTCTTACCGAGAACAGCTGCCGTGGTATGTCTGTTGCTCCTAAGGGCTTAAATAAGCCCATCCAGGAGTCAAACATGAAATGCAGGGTCATCCGCACTGATGATGAATTGAAACAGTATGTCGATCGTTTCGCGGAATACTCCGGGATCGTTTATCCGTTTCAATACTTACGCCCAGCAAAAGTATTCGGAATGTTCGACTCCGAAAAGCTTGTAGGTGGCTTCATTCTTGCTGATGGCGACAATATCCGCTGGATGAAGCAGATTCCCCTCGAAAACAATGAATTTTTCAAATCTGTCGATCCGTCCATGCTCGTCGAACTCAACGGGGTTTGGCTCGATGCCTCCCTCCGAAAATCCAACAAGACCATTGATTTCTGGTCATATGTGGCGAAGGAAATCGTTGCTTTTGGGAAGCCTATTCCCACGTTTGCATACATTACAGAAAGAAAAGGTCTAGCTGAACTCTATCAGCCCATAACTGTAGGGAAAATATTTGCAGGTCAAATGACCACATCAGATAAACACCTGACAGTTTGCTATTCCAATCTGTTCAGATTCCGATATTTCAAAGTATTGTATGCTGGTCGTTACGTGACACGATACTTTAGAGACGGCGGGAAAAGTGAGCAGCACCTCCAAAAAGCAGCTCGAAGCTGAAAAGCTGTACCAACGTTTTCTGAATGCTCAGGCAACCAAAGTAATAGGAAGCCGATGGGGACTGGTCCTCATCGCAGTCCTGCTGGCTCTTGTAGCGTATGACATTTCCAATTTTAAAAATGATATGGATCGAATTCTGGTCGGGGCGCGCTTCGCACCCTGTATTATTCTCATACTAATCTCGCTTTTCAAGCAGGAAAGTGTGAGTCCATCCTGGATGGAGAATGCGCCGCACTGGTTCGATTTGATCTGTGTTTCATATGTCGGCGCCTCCGTGCTCTTGACGATCATATGCCACAAAACTGAATTCCCGCTGGATTCTGCACCGATTCAAATCTCTCTCTTCGCAGCTTGCATGCTTGGTTTTCATAGCCTCCGCTATATTATGATACGCAACATATTATTTGTCTTTCTGGTCAGTGTCTCAATCGCATTGTTCGATTCTACATCTCTTCTCATCGCGCAAGCTGCTCAACTTATAGTAGGTGGCGGAGTTGGATCTGTGATCTTTTTGTTAATAACAAATAGTTTGTTTCAAAACCAGTACATCATCAGTACTCGGTTAAGCCAGCAGACTTTGGACTTCCAATCCCACCTCGAATCGACAAAATATGACCATCAGAAGACCATGATTTTCGACGGGTTCAAGGAAGAGGAAACCATGCCTTGCCACACCGGGGAAGCTCTTGTCTTTAAGCTCGATGTCATTGATAGTTCAAAGATACGGGACACCAATTATCCGAGGCATTTTGAAGCCTTCTGCGAAGAAGCCGAGGCTGAGTTACTGTCACACATGACAGTAGCAAGTTTGGACCCCGTTTTTCTTAGGGGTAGAGGGTATTTTATAAAGAGTGTCGGTGATGCGGCCATTTTTTCGATAGGAAATCCTGTTGCTGTAGCGAAGCCCTATACCATGCAGGACGCCACTGATTTCCTACTGAAAACAATCGACGCAGCGTTCAAAAAGCATATGTCCAGAGTCTCATCAGAAAATCCTATCCTATATTGCATCGGGGTTGCATATGACAACTTGCAAGGTGGTTTCTCAGGTAAGAGAAAATTCTATGACTTGAACGGCAGAGGGCAGATTCTCGCAGAACGCTATGAGAACCTGCGAAAGAGATTCCAATCCCTATCAATACCTCTTCCGAATGGAAATTTTTTAATACTCCAGGATAAAGCAAAGGCCTTCTTTACCAATGAATTTCTTTATACTTTTGAAAAAGTTCATGTAGACGCGATAAGAGATGACGAAGCTGCAACCTTCTTTTGGATCGTCCAGCTTCGCAAAGATAAAGTCCGAGTGACATTGCTTGATCAAGTTTCATAGCCGACTTTCGGAGATATCGTTTGGAAAAGATTATGATTGCCTTCAAGATTTTGTTGATTGTCCAGCTGGTAGCCTTCAGAGTGATTTACCGCAGCCAGATTTTTTGGAAGGATAAAAAGACAAAATCTGAGAAAGATGTCAGCTGGCTTAAAAATCTTCTTCCTCCCATGCAATTGGGAATTTTCGTTGTTGTCGCATGGGCCATGCAGAGCGAAGGATCTGCTGTGCTCCTTGCAATTGGCAACTCTATATCGTTCTGCGGGCTGTCACTAATATTTTGGGCCAAAAAAACACTGGGAGAAAACTTCTCTGAGTGTACTGATATGTACATTCCCAATTCGATTGTCACTGTAGGGCCTTATAAAGCCATCCGCCATCCGATATATACTGGAAATATTGTGTTTCTGTCAGGCCTGGCGATCGCCTGTTCGTCGATCGTGCTTATAGCCATTACCATTTTCTTTGTAATTTTCTACTCAAAATCTGCATCAATTGAAGAGCAGGAACTGCAATTGAAGTATCCCGATTATCAAAAGCACATAGAAGTCACTGGACGATTCCTGCCAAAAATCCTCAAAGTCAAATGACTGTATGAGTCCTGTCAAAGCTCATGTGGGGGCCACCAAGAGGGGGCCTAGTCGCTCACTCCGTAGTCCAAGCTGGACACATTGATGAGGAAGAGGAACCTTCGTCCGGTCTCTGTTCAATGACCTTTTCTTGGTGGCGAGACCATTCTTGAGAAGCAGCAGCAGGGTTTTCCGCGATGGACTTTTCGAGCGCCAGCGACTCACTATATGCGGCTTTCGTGGCTTCCAGATGGTATTAGAAAACCTGGCATCCACAAACGGAGGGAGATTGTAGAGTTTTTAATTATGAGTTTCTGCGCAGAAAAACAGGACGTATTTCAACGGTTTTGATTGCACCCGCGATCGTCTCGACAATCGTATCCAAATCGAAAGGCTTGTTTACGAGTGCGTGAACGAATGGCTTTACTTGAGATAAATCAAAATTTTCGTGGTAGCCGCTGACCAGAATAATGGGTAGATGTGGTCGCAGCTGATGACATGCTTTCGCCAGTTCAACACCATTCATCGTCGGCATACAGAGATCACTAAGAAGAAGGCTTATTTCTGGGTTTCCTTTCAAACGCTGGATGGCTCTCAGGCCGTCCTCAGCCTTCACAACTGCAAAACCGGACTGCTCCAGATAGTCCGCGATAAAATCCCGCACGGTCTGGTCGTCGTCCACAACGAGAATGGCCATGAAAGCACTCCCTGACATTGAATTTGGCTTTAATCATAGCACAATTCCCTGCAGGCCGGTAGCGTTGTAGTGATCTTCCACCATTGCCAGTGTAATGCCATAATCTGCTGTAGCCTCGTGCCAAGATTGATTTTTTACGGGACGGACCAGGTTATTAGGAAGCACAAGTCCTGCCTCATTGATGATCGCATTCTCCAGAATTTCATCATGCTCGGGATCAAGGCCGGTTGTTTCTGTGTCCAAAAATATTTGCATAGGTTACTCCTGAACCTCAACCGATCATGCTCCGGCAGGCCGAGCAGAGCGGACGGCCGTGTTTGAATCGGACCACAGAAAGCAGCTTGATCCTGTCGCAGACGCCATCCAGAACATCTCCATTCCCCGCACTGATCACCATCAAGCCTTTGGACCAGTCAATGATATTGGCTTTGGCATTGCTCAGCGCCGCGGACACATCCTCCTCGGTGCGCTTCACATTCTCGCTCTTGGGCGGCTGCACTGTTTCTGTGCCGGGAGCATGGGCAAGGCGCTGGACCTCTGCTTCAAGTTCCTTCACTCGGCGAAGAGCGGCCGAGAATTTATCCATGGAGAGCTCACCCTGAAGATTGCGCACCTCTGATTCCAGCTGCTCAACCTTTCGCTGCTGCGCCTGGCGGCTGCTGCGCTCTTCGTTGACCAGCTGCTCCAGCCGCTTCGCCCGGGCTTCTGCTGGCTCTGAGATTTGGAATGGGGATTTTCCTTCAATGACGAGATCGACCGCTGCAGCAAGTGTCATGCGGGATTTGAGAACCCGGCGCCGTCCGTCGCTCGTCACCCGCCCCTGGTCTTTGAAGGTGGTGCGAGCCAGACGCATAAGCATGCGCAAAGGAAAACGGTCTTCATGGATCAGGATTTTCGCGCGGATCTGCGTCGGCCATGCCGCAGCCTTGATCATACGCGAGACGGTTGCCTGGCTGACACCGAGAGCCTGGCCCATCATGGGCTGTGCATGTCCGGCTTTGTCGAGCAGCAGGAGTCGGTCGCCCAGATCGAACCACTCCTCGGCCGTGGCCGGCGGCTTCAGTCCTATCAGCTGGGACGGCACCACGCGGAGTTTGGGCGGTCTTCCACGCCCTTTGCTTGTCTCCAGGGCGACAAAACTGGCCATGTTTGTGTCTCCTGTTTTTATTCCGGGAATGAAAAATCCTATCAGCCCAATATAGATCAGATATATCTGGAATAGGAATCCACATTCTTTCTCATCGCCCTTAAATATTCAAAATAAGATCAGGCCAGTATGGCCGGAAAACGACCCCTGCGAGGGTCATCCTCTGTTTTTTTCAATGATTCCTGATAGATAAAATCTATGAGCGGTAAGCGTCCAATATACTACTGTATTTTGATCGCCTGTTTTTTGAGCAATCGCCACCCTATTGCTTCCATTGATCCGATATGGTATCTATCCATTGTGGATAAAATCCTTAAAGGTGAAATGGATTTGTTCCGATAGGTGACTGAATCTCAGAGGAGGCATGCCCAATGACGGCCGTGAAGAAAGTGGACCCGCAGGGGCGCCTGACGATTCCCGAACTGTCGGGGGCCCAGGTGATTATTGAAGCGATCAGCGAGCATGAGTTCCGCGTGCGCCGGGTTGAAGTAATTCCGGCTGAGGAAGCGTGGCTTTTCAAAAATCCAACAGCGACTGCTGCGGTGCAGGCCGGTCTTGCGGATGCCATCGCCGGGAAATTCGCGGATGACCCCCGCACAGGCAAGGACTACAGCTGGCTGGATGATATAGAAGATGAGTGAATTCACCCTCAAGTGGACCCCGGCGGCGCGGCAGACTTTTGTTGATCTTGAACAGCGGGCACTTCAGGCGTATGAAAGCAGACAGCAGACCGGCAAAAGTCAGTCAGCGGTTGAAGGTCTATTCAAGCAGATCAAGAAAACAGTGGATCTTTTGGGAGCAAATCCCAGACATCCTGGCCTTAAAACGCATGAATATTCGTCCATCCCCAATCCTCTGCGGAAAGGGGAAAAGGTGTTTGAAGCCTATGCCCAGAACAATACTCCAGGAGCCTACCGGGTCTTTTGGTGCTACGGTCCTGACAAGTCGGAGATCACCATCATTGCCATCACTCCCCATCCATGAGCATCCTTGATGTCCGACGAGAATCTGGAAAACCCGCGCTTTGAAAAATTCGTCCACGAGATGATTGCGAGTTCAGATCACGGAGTGAACCTGAACTTTCTCCTGGGAGTCGAACCCCTTCTCGTTCCGATTCGAGAGAAGCGACGATATACCTACGGCGATTGTCTGCGGGTTGCCGAGAGGCATGAGGCGGCCATGGCAGATTTTCGCGGCATCAAACGATACCGAAAGGGTGACATAGCAGCCCAGGTGGCGAATGGCCTCATGATGTTCATGGAGTCGGCGGAAATGGGAGTGATCAATAGGAACATCAACTACTGTGCAGCCCGATGCATCGAAGGCGGCTTCGCTCCGGTTTACGTTCTCGGGAAAAATTTCTTCGATGATCTTTCGGATTCGGATGTTGGTGATGTGACCGTCTCGGTTCTCCCCGAATCATTCCGCGGTGTCCTGAAATTTCCAAAACCACTCCTTGATCAGGATGGCTATCAATTCGACGAAGTGATGGTGGTCATTGACAAGGCCGATCTGGTCGAGAAGGTCGTTGGCATCACCAAAGGATCGATCACACTGCGTGACCGGGTCCTTCGAGGTGATGATATTGACGACTATTATCTGGGCATGTGCTGGCACGCGAAGGGGCCTGTCGGTCTTCAGCCAGGCGAGAGTAAACCCCGGGCCAAGATCGATGCCGGATACTTCTCCACCTTCCTTCCGAAAGATAAAAGCATCAAGATCGCTGAGCTTTTCGATCGCCACCAGTACCGAACGCTTGGTGCGCATAATATCGGTACGTTGGATATGATTTTTGAAGCCAGCAGATCTGAGCTGAACGACGGCTATACGAAGTCAATGAATTCTCTCTTTGCAGCCCTGGTCTACGTGCTTTCAGGCCGACCTGATTTGCGCTTTTACAAGAATCCAGTGCGGACACAGTCGCCGCAGTCCAGGACTCCCATCAAAGCCGACAAGCATTTGTCGTCGGCCGTCGATATCCATCTGGTCAATTACAGTTGGAAAAAAGATCCGGTCCATAAGAAAGGGGTCTGGCGGGTGAAGTGGCACAAGCGCCTTCAGCCCTATGGTCCTGATAAAAAGCTGACGAAGCTGGTCTATATCCAGCAACATTGGCGAGAGCGATCGGCGCTCAAAGGTTCCTTAAATCCACCAGCCGAGTAAAGATCCAGTAGGCTCGCCCGTCCCAATGCGCAGCAACATATACGCTGCGAAAGCATAGTGGAAAGGCAAGGGGAGTCGGGGGGATGTCCCGCTGCCTCGGGAATTCCCTACGGAGTCCGAACCTGGATTTAATCGGTTGGTAGTCCGACTATCAATTCCTGTGGAGGTATCACAAAGCCCGGTGCTGGGAGGAACCTTTGCATGGAAATCCGCTTTGAAAAGACCGCTGAAAAGTTTGTCGGTCTATGTGCAATTGCCCTCGGTATTATGTTTCTCTATGTCCCACTTTTTGATTTCCTCCAGAATGAGTCGCGCCAAAAAGAATTGTCAGAAAATGAAAAAGCTGATATCCGGTCGATCCATGAAAGCCAGAATCCGGCGGCTCTGACCGAGGCCGTAAACAGACTCATGGCCAGGTCCGATATCTCGCGGATCCATGTGCTAAAAGGTGAATACGAATACCCTGCTTTTGAGATAAAACTCGGGAAGAACTCGCGCCCCGGCGAGATCGAGCGTCATGTAAACCAAAACGAGAAAGGATTTTGGATTTACATTGGCTACAACACATCGCTGAAACCTTCCATCAGTCCTGAACGGGAGATAAAAGAAACCATAAAAGCACTGGGCTCAGCGGTTGGGGGTATGTTCTTCGTTGTAATTGGGCTTATGAATCTCGCCGGTGTTTCTTCCAAATCTGAACAAAGGCTCGATAAAAAGAGGCCAACCCCCTCGTCTCCTTTAACGCCGGAACCAAAACAGGTCGCCCCAGAGAGAGTGGTGCCTGATCCCATCAAATATGGTGAACTAAAGCTTGTGAAAAGCGGGAATGAAAAGGCCCGCCCAGCATGATTTGCAGTGGTCCGGAGTATCGAACCCTCTTATAAGGAGCCGAAGATTTGGCTCCTATCCTGTATGTCTTCAAGCTTTCTTGCGCATGGCCAGCAGCAGTCCAATGGACTGATCAACGACCGCTGTTTCATCGGGACCGAGTCCCGCAAGCTTTGCGCTAATTGAGTCGGTCTTGACCGAAACCCCTCTCAGTTCACGCTCAAGCGTTGTGGGAATGCCACAGACTTTCTCCCGCAGCTCGTTGATCTCTTCTTTGATCGCTCTGATCTCAACTTTAATCTCTGAAACGGTTTGAGAGAACATGGCGATGATCTGCTTTTGCTGATCAAGCAGCGTTGTCATGGAATCCAGCAATAGATCGCTGGCAGGGTCATTTACAGCTTGCGTTACTTTTAGTGCGGGTTCAGGCGTTTCTTTGATAGGAGCCAGCTGAATGACAGTATCATCTTTTTCAGGTGCTTTGATTGGGGTGACAACGGCAGGATTGTTCATTTTCATCACGACGTTCTCCGGGCAGGGTAGTTTGTGTTGAACCATGGCTTCGTATGCGCTCAGAGGAATTCCATTGAAGATAGTAACGCCACGCGATACGTCCTCCAGAAATCCTGAATTACGTCCACCATGCCATGCGCCGCTGAGTGCAGACTCCTGACCTTTTACAAGGAAGCGATCGAAGAACCTGGAAACATCCTTAAACTTGACCGTGTCGCCAACGGTTTTGAAATTGGCCAGAAGCCACCAAAGGCGAACAGATATTGGCACTGCGGAGCCGCTCCTCGGGCTTTCAGAGGGAATCTCCCGCAGCCTCATGAGGACATCGCTGCCACCAAAGACCTTTGATTCAAACTCCTCTTTGATGCCTGATACTCCTGACCCAGCAATAAATACGGGCTTTCCTGAGTAGAGTTCCCGAACCCGATGAAACATAAAGTGACTGGCGACCGTGGTAACAATGATAGCTGCATCGTGTCTTGTGGAGATGACTTTCGTGGGGGAGGCTTCTTCGAGATGTTCCGCTTTGAGCCAAAGGTCTTCGCAGTAGCGTATGAACTGATTGTCACTGGTCTTAAGGCCGGCGATCAGCACTGACCTTATCGAGCGCTGCTGATTCGCCTTTGGATCGGCGGCCCGCCAATCCTGACTTTGAGGGTGATTCATTTGTTGTCCTTTTTAGACTGGTAAGTTGAAAAGCGGATGATGCGATAGAAGGCTTCAAACGCTATTTCGAGGATTAGTGGAGTGATCGTGAGAAATTCAAGAGTGAACCCGTGGCGGCGAACAAAAACCGTTTTCAAACTTTCCGCTCACCGGATCGGTTCAAGCCGTATATTGATAATCCATTATCAATAAAAAGAGCACTTCGTCCTCTGAAGATGAGATCATTTTCTTTTGGCATTGCTTCTGATGGCGATGCCTTCCTGGTCGGAAGAGTGGTGCGGAGTATCCATAGTTACCTCGGATAGATCCTGCAGAGATCCTATAGTTTCTCTGCAGAAATCCTATAGAGATCCTATAGTATTCGGTTTTAAAATCCTAAAACTCCTGCCATTCGTCAGAGAGCAAACGGCAGCTTCATTTCATTCGTGAGTTCGTCCGACTTGCTTGCCGTGATCCTTCAAAAAGGTGTCATTTACTAGGAAATGTATTTTGAAAAATACCAAACAAAATAAATACATCCAGTCAAAAATTGGCAAAATTAAAGACACATTATTGTTAATAATATTATGTGTTTATATCACATATACGCTGCCTAACATCGTGGTGTAATGCTCGCGCATCGCCGATGATGCAAAGATGAAAAAGAAAACGTCGGCCCGCGAAGCAAAACGAACAAGCCTTAAGAATTTAAAGGAGCGTGTGGGACGCAACGTCCGGCGAATGCGGCGAGCCTTGGGTCTTACTCAGGAGCAGCTGGCTGATATGCACGGACTGAATCTTAGGTCGCTTCAGTCCATTGAAGCAGGGGCTACTGACTTTAAGCTTTCATCGCTTTGGCGATTGGCCCGAGCCTTTGGCGTTGACGTTGAAGAGCTTATCAAAGATTCGCGCTGAAATAGGTGTTAGGATTGGCTTTTCCGGGAATGAGACTTTGTTCAAACTGTTCGTTTTCGCTCTCCGTTCGTTACGTGGGACCACTCACCTATAAGTTTGTCAAGCTCGATGATGGTCTGCATTGTGACCACCCATTGCCCATGCTGCCAAAGCTTTCCGGGCTCAGGCTGATCAAGTTCATTGAGTTCTCGTGCGAATGATTGCCTTATGCTGATCAAATCATATAGCGTGTGCATCGGCTTACCTCCTTAACGCGCGCTTAGCCAACACTGTGTAAAATAAGCTCCCCTTAAGTACACTCATCAGTAAATATAGACCAAATTTGCAGCGATTTATTGCGAATTTCCGCTTTCCATTCCGCGATGTTAACAACTTATATAAGTTCAGGTGAGCAATGTTTAACAAATGTTGAACATCCTGAAGCGGACACCAGTTCTTGGGTTTGGAGTTGACGCGCAGAGACAACAAATCCATAATCCTTATTGCAGCCAGGCTGTAAAAAAAGATTTCGACACGAACCACTGCCTTGCCAACCACGATTTTTTTTCCGCCAAACACCCCTGGAGTTCAATTTTTCATCTTCCACGGTCTAACACTTTTAGATAGTCTCTGCGGAATGTCTCCTACTCACGTCAGTCAATTGACAGGAGCGAGGATGAGCGGAGGGATGCTGAATGGAATCTGGAATGGCTCTTGATTATGAAAACGATCGTTCTGCGGTTTTGCTGCAGCTCACTTATAAGGAGTGGAAGTGAGGCCAAAAAGAAGGGGGTATTGCGGCTGGTGGAACAGCCGCAAAACCTGTCTGGGACGGGTTATCCACAGAACTTAAGAAAGACTTACCAGTCTGCTGTTCTGTATGACCCGTCCTGGGCTTCTCTGGCAATTAAAAAAAATCATTTAGATGAACATTTGTTTTCGGATGACTGAATTTTTATTCGTGACGAGTAAAAAGAGCCTTTTCCTGTACGGCCTTTGAACCATGTCCATCCAGGGTTCCGTTGGTCAGTCTATCACGATCAGGTTCTCTAAACTCCATCACACTGTCATCGAAACGCAGAACCACGCGGCACATCCCCAGCCCTTATACGGTCGACAGTTATTCGTCCGATTGCGGCTGACGGCAGATGCCCAATTTTTCGGGGCGTTAGGAATACGTTGCTTTTCAGTTGATGGGCGTGACTGCAAAAGATCCTTAAGCGATGGAGCTTGCAGTCTGACAGGGCTCTTCAATTGAGCGGGCCAGAGGGATTGATTACCCCTTGGATACTTTTAGGTTACGAACTTTTACTCGCTCAGTTGAGTGGCTTTTTTGTGGCCACTTTTCGGAGTGAGGTGCGATTTTAATCCAAAATATTTTTGAATTTCTGGGAGGTTATGCCGAGGCCCTGATGCGGCCAGATTCCGATCCTGGTTTTTGACATCAATATTTTTTTGCACGCAAAAAGCGTGTGCCGTAATGGCTCTTTACCCATAGAGAGATATATGGAGAGGGAGGTATTTTCTTAAAACGTGGTTTTAAGACAAACGCGGCAAATCAAGGCCCTGGAGGGAGGCGAAGCCTTGGCTTCGCTGCCCATGAATGAAAAGCAGCCAATTGGAGAACGAGCTGAATGCGGATTCCGGAAGAAACCAAAAAAACCATCAAGGCGCTCTTGCCACCAGAGAAGCTGGCCGCCATGCTCGGCATTAGCGTAAAAAATTCCATGCTGCTTTGCCCCTTTCACGAGGACACAACGCCGAGCATGAGCTGCAAGCGCGCCAAGTTCCGTTGTTTTGCCTGTGGAAAAAGTGCTGACGTGATTGAGTTTTATGAGAAGTATCGTGGGCTCGATTTTGTTGACGCCGTCCGCGATCTTGCAGCCCATGTCGGAGTCGACATCTCTGATCCGCAACCGAAGAAGTCAGACCGGAAAAAGACTGACTCGAAGGACGGTGCATATTCGTTCGGTTCGATCGAGGAGGCCCGCCGCTATTATTCAGCTCGCCCGGGCTACCGGTTGATTGCAGATCATGGGTGGTCAAATGATGACGGCACTCCCAACAAGCACGTCTTTCGGCTTTATCCTCTTGACCCCTTCGAGCGCAAGCAGTTTCCAACCGTTTTTCCGTCTGACGGCCGCTGGGTTAATAAAAAACCTGGGAGCCACCAACGCCCGCAGCCTTATCTCTGGGGCTCATGTCAGGACGGGGCCGAGGTGTTCATCTTTGAAGGCGAATGTGATGTCGAAGCTGCACAACACGAAGGATTTCCCGGCACTACAACGGGCAACTGCCACAGCTGGCATCCAGACTATGCACGGTATTTTCGTGGCAAGTACGTTGTGATTGTTCCTGACTGCGACGAACATGGGGCGCGATACGCCGATGCCATTGCCGAGTCGCTCCGCTCTGTCTGCCTCGGCCTCAAGATAATCGACCTTGGTGGCTCGGACGGGTTCGACTTCAGAGACTGGCTAAAAGCCGGTGGGACGGCCGAAGTATTTCGGAAGCTCGTGGATGCGGCTCCAGACATTCTCCTCGCCTGGAACGCCCCCAAGGCGTCCTGGGATGGATTTGAACGCATACCCTATTTCGATTCCGATGAGATGCTCCACTGGTCGATCCGCTACTGGATCGAATACCTGGCGGCCGACCTTCAGGCACCTATTGATGCCATCGCCGCCGGGGTCATCACAGCTCTCTCGACTGTTATCGGCGCGAAGGTCTTTCTTTACCCCAAGGTCCATAGCACGACATGGCGCGCCTATGCCTGCATCTGGTATTTGCTGGTGGCGCCGGCCGGTGACAAGAAGACGGCAATTCAAAAAGCGTCGCTCGCCATGGCCTTTTTGCTCGATAAGGAACTCTCGCGCCTGAATGTGGAAGCGGCTGCTCTGCGAGATGCCGAGGAGTCAACCCTGAAAATCGAGCGACGCCAACTGGAGGCGCAGTTGGCTGTGGCCATTGAAAAGGGTAACGATGTGCAGCTTCTTCAGGAGCAGCTGACCCGGAAAGCGGCCCGGCTTCTGGCTCTTTCCAAGGAGGGCGACCGAAGCCTCATCGTCCAGGACGTGACCCCGGAAAAGCTGAAGGAGCTTCTGGTTCAAAATCCAAACGGTCTTCTCCAGTATAACGATGAGTTCGGTGGCTTCTGGCGCAATCTTGCCAAGGGCGCTCACACGGATTCGCGCTCGGTTTACCTTGAAGCCTGGAACGGCGGCGAAATCAAGGTCCAGCGCAAGAAGGGATCGTATTCCGGCTGGTCGATTCTCTCCTTTGTCAGCAGCACCCAGCCTGATTGGCTCAAAACTGTCATCGATGAAATCGTCGCTGGCACTGACCAAAACGATGGGCTCATTGCCCGCTTTGGTTTGATCGTCGCACACGACCGCCCCATCGGAACTTTCAAGTGGCACGATGCCCCCTTCAACCCAAAGGGCAAGGACCTTTTCGAGGAGATCTTTCGCCGGCTTTGGGAACTTAAGGTTCCTGAGGACCAAAGGGCCTTGCGCTTTGATCCAGAGGCCCAGGAGTTTGTCGTCCAGTGGATGGAGGAGCATCACAATTTCTGGCGGGACAGCAAGGACCGCCCGGCCATGCGCAGCCACATGGATAAGCAGACAAGCCTTTTTTGCTCTCTCTCGATTATCTTTCACATGCTCTTCTGTTTTGAGGCAGAGGAAATCACTGACGAAAATAGCAGCTTCAGTCGGGAAATCTCCATCCATTCCGCTCGCATGGCAGCCAGCTGGTGCCGTTACATAGGCTATCACGTGCGCAAGGTCTACGAGCCAAAGCAAGGCTACTGGGACCCCTCGGTTCGCTCATTTGCGGCTCAGGTACTGGCTGGCAGGATAGTCGACGGCATGTCGCGTTCGGAAATTCTTGCGAAGAGGTTTCAGCATCTGAAGACAGCGAAAGACCTTGATAGCGCCATCCAGGGATTGCGCGAACTGAATCTCGTGCAGGAGACGGAGACTTTTCAGCCCGGTGGCGTGCGCACGCAAAAGGTTATTCGCATCAACCCGGCATCGCTGGAACGCTCCGATCCAATTGCTGTCAAGGATGATAAAAATACATGAATTAAAGCCCTTTCGTGCAATATTTATATCAAGTTTTTGTCTGAACAATTGGAACAGCCCGTCCGATTCAAATGGAGATAGCGTAATGTCTGACTTTGATATTCCCAAGGAAAAGCCGCTTTCCGATGAACCCTTTCAGGGATACCCACCCCCCGGCGATCTGCCGATCGTCAAGATTGGAGTCCTCTTATGATGTTCTGTTCCGTATGCAGGGAGGAGGTTCCAGGGTGGCTACACGACTGCTATCTGGAGCTTGATTGCCGCGAGCATGGGCTTCAAAAGTGGGAAGTTGTGCGTGGGTCTTCTCCCGTTGAGGCAGCGATCACCTATGCAGAGCTGCTGGATAAGCGTCAGGGCTGCGACCCAAGGAACCGGATTATTGATGCAGCATTTATAGCGGATGAAGAAGACTTCTATGTTTACGAGATCCGGTTTGATGGCGAGGAATACCTGGCCATTCCAAAGTTTAAGCCGGACACCTGAGTCTACAGTTTTCCAATCAACCAGCAAGGGGGCTTTACCATGTCCATGTTTGCCGAACTGATCAAAGAGTGGATGAGCGGACACCCATCACGCTCTCCCGCAGCGCTCCATCGCGTTACCGGAGTCTCGAAGCCTCAGATTGGGCGCATCCTGAAGGGGAAGACGCCAACCATCGATGAGGCTCTGCGGCTTGGGGCAGTGCTTCCGGCCGGGAAGGTTCTGAAGTTCATGAACGAGCACTACCCTTGCTGGCAGATTTTCATTTCCAAGGTGATGTCAACCGGGAACGTCGCCGCCTGAAATTTGAGTAACTGGCAGTTACTAAATCGACTTTCACGTCAGCGATTTTCTTTGAATCCAAAAAACGGGAACTGTATATTCCCGAATGTGGGCGACGCCGAAAACTTGAGCCGGCGGCCGCTTCAGGGCCTCCCCTTTGAGTCTGTTTGGGGAGGTCCTTTCCGCAAGGTTGCTAATGAAGGAGAAACCAGTGAACAAGCTGAACGACAAAAAACTGGAGCCCCGCGTGGGCACCTTTCTTAGCACCTGGCGTCCCGGGGAGATTCCCCGGGGTGCTTTTTATCCCGAGGACTGATGCGCTACTTCATTATCTTTTCTGAAAGCATCCCTGTCCCTCGGAACATGGACCATGGATGCATCACTACCGCGTTACTATCCCCTACATTGATGCTGTCGATGAACCCATCGAAGCCGAATCCGCAGCGCGAGCCGCGCTCAAACTTCTAAACAACCAGCGAGTCCTTGAGTTGATCGAAACGGGCGACGAGATCGAAGCCGTTGTCGAGACTGACCTCGGGACCAAGTTCGTGTTCAACGCCACCGCAAACATTTCCTTTCACCTCCAGAGGGTCGGCTGATGCAGCCCGGTATTTATCCGGATCTCGACATTGCGAAGTATCACAAGGGCGTCGGCGTATCGAAGACGAGCCTCTGCAAGCTCGATCGCGCTCCGAAGGTCTTTCGTGACTATCTCGATAATCCAGGCTCCGGGAAAAAGTCCCGCTCGCTAACGACGGGCAGCATTTTTCATCTGGCCATGGAGGGTGCCTTTGAGCGTGATTGTCGCGTGAGCCCCGAGGTTCCTGACAAACGCTCTAAGGAATGGAAGGATTTCGTGAAGGCGCATCCGAACCATTTCTGCGTGACGCCGGCTGAGGCCCAGACTGTCATGAACATGCGCTCGGCCATGCTCGCATCCGAGGCTGCCCGCGAATATCTCACCCGCCCGGGGCGCTTTGAGGTGTCCTACTATTGGCTGCATATGCTCACGGGCACTCTTTGCAAGTGCCGACCGGATTGGATCTCGGCCGACCAGTCGGTCGTGATCGATTTCAAGACGGCGGCCGACGTGACAGAAGAGCGCTTCGTCCGCGATGCCTTGCGCTATCACTACCATGTTTCTGCGGCCCTTACGGTTGATGGGATACATACCATAACCGGAATCCGCCCCCGATACATCTTCCTCGCCATTGAACCCCATTCGCCCCACCTCACCTCCGCCTTTGAGGCTACGGCGGACGATCTGCGGCTAGGACGCAGCTTCATCCGTCGTAACCTCGCCCTCCTGAGGCGCTGCGAAGAAAACGGGGCTTGGCCGGGACTCTCCGAAGAAATCCGGGCGCTGGATGTCCAGCGCTTCCTCCGAAATACCGCTGATCAGGATCTCGACGACGATAACGACGTCGATGCTGACGTCAGTGATCAGTTGCCAGCCAACTACTGGGAGTAATCCGAATTGAGTTTGAAACTGCGGGCTGCTGAACGAAAAAAGGTTTTCGTCAAGGCTGGCCTGACCGCTCCAAGCGGCCATGGAAAAACCTTCTCCGCGCTCCTGATCGGGCGCGGCCTCGCCAGCGCCTGGCAGAAGGTCTGTATCATCGACAGTGAAGGCTCCGGCGACAAGTATGCCGGCCACAGGGCGCTGGGGCCATACCAGGTGATCAACCTCTTTGAAAACGAGCGCGATCCCGATCGCTTCTCGCCGGCCCGCTGGGTCGATGCGATCCATATCGCCGAAGAGAACGGCATGGAGGTCGTCATCCTCGATTCGGCCAGCCATGAATGGCAGTGGTGCCTTGAACTGAAAGAGAAGATGGGCAAGTCCATCCACGACTGGAAGCTGATCACGCCGCACCACAATAAGTTCATCCGCGCCGTCAACCAATGCAAGATGCACGTCATCGTCTGCACCCGCCGCAAGGTCGAGTACATACTCCACGAATCAGGCGGAAAAAAGACGGTGGAAAAGGCCGGTATGAAATCCGAGATGCGCGAAGGCTTCGAGTATGAACTCGACGTGAATATCAGCCTTGATCGCGGCCACCTGGCAACGATCGAAAAGGATCGCGCCGGCATCTTCCACGATCGGGCTCCGTTCGTGCCGACACAGTTCACAGGCCGCGAGCTACTCGCGTGGTCACGCGCCGAGGATTTAAAGCCGGAAAGCGAGCGGCAATCCGTGACGAGCAACGCGCCGATCTCGATTCACGATCCGCGGATCCACGAGTGGATTCAAAAGCAGCTTGATCAGCTCAAAGTGCCGGAATCGGAGTGGCCGGCGATCATGAAAATGCTCCACGGCTGTCCGCGAAATGAGCTGCGGTCACGCCTGGATGAGGCGGCCGCTGCGCTGGTCCTTCCTGTGGATGGAAGTAATGTCTTTGAGGTTCCTTCATGAGTTTCCTTGTTTTTCTCTGCCTTTTCCCCTTCGCCATCTTTGCAGCCGGATTTTTCTTTGGCTCGCTTTTCACACGGAGTGATCTCAATAAATGATGCGTACCAATCCCGCCGACCGTGACCCTCTTTCAGTTCACGGCCACCTCTCCCGCATTCTCTGTCTTCTTGCTGATGATGATGACAAGGTGTTCAATCGCTCACTGTCCTGGGCACTCACTGCCGCTGAGTCCGGCGCCCGCGTGAAGCGCAAGGGCTGGCCCGAAGGACAGTATCTCATCATGCACCAGGGTATTCCGGACGGCTCGCGCGGACGTCTTAACCTGACTCCGTCCCTCCTCCGTGCCACGGCGATCTTCCCAGGCAAAAAGCGGCTGATTCTCGTCAAAGACGGCCAGGCCTCGATCTTCTGCGGCAGCGCCCTGCTCGATGAAGGCGAGATCGCGGCTGATTGGGGTTATGCCGAGGTTAGCCGCAGCTTTCAGTGGGCCTATGATCAGATGAAAGCAGGCAAGCGTGTGCGGCGCCGCTGTTGGCCAGAGAGCAGCTTTCTATGTGTGGCAAAGGGGTTTGAGATCGAACGCCTGAAATGCGGCCGCTCGCTAAGCGACACGCTTCGGAAAAAGGTCGCGGTCGACCCGACGGTTACGGTGCTTGCGCTTGTTCAGGAGGGAATGATCAGCGAACTCCACGATTATCCACTGTCGAGCTGCGACTGGAAACTGGTGAACCCATGAGCAGCATAAACTCTGTTATTCTCGTCGGCCGCCTCGGCCGCGATCCTGAGCTTAAGCATACGCAGGGCGGTCACGCCTTTACGCGCCTTGGTCTTGCAACAAGCGAAGGCTGGACGGATGACGAGGGCCAGCGTCAGGAAAAAACCGAATGGCACCAGGTCATGGTCTGGAAAAAGCCGGCCGAGTATGTCGCCAAATATGGAAAAAAAGGCTCGCTTCTCTTTGTCCGCGGTCATCTGGAAACGCACTCCTGGGAAGACCAAGCCGGGGTGAAACGATACCAGACGGATATTGTTGCAGAGAAGCTGAAGCTTATCGACTGGCAGCGCGAGGAAAGTCCAGGGGCTGATGCACGACCGCGCGGCGGAAAGCCTGTCAACATTCAGGGCGAGTTCGGAAGCGCTGACAATGGAGAAATTCCATTCTGATGGTGCCCAGCCGACGCTTCCCGGCCGGACACCCTAAATCCCATGAGGGTGACAAGTCCATCAAGTTTATCATACCGATTGAGCCGGCAGGCAAGAAAGAGGCCCGGCGAAACCTGAACGGCCAGGTATTCAAGCATCCCGATACCCGGCGCCTGATGAAGTCCATCGCTGCTTTCGTCCAGAGACTATATTCCGGCAAACCAATTGATGGTCCGCTTCGTGTCCGTATCCGCGCATTCAGAACAAGGCCTAAATCAAAGCGAAGGGAGATCTATGCCGACACCAAACCTGACGCTGACAATCTTCAAAAGCTGATTGGCGACGCACTGGAAGGCATACTCTGGACCAACGATTCCCGCATTGTCGATGTCAGGTGTCTGAAGCTGTTCGCGCCGAGAGGAATATCTGGATGGATCGAAATCACGGTCGACGAGATCCAGCAAAGAAGCCTGAGAAGCCATTGGCTTCATCAGAAGTATTGGAGAAACCATGGATCTGAATCAGGAGACGCTGCAGTCTCTCGCCGTCGGCGCATCGGGCGGCATTCCGCTCACGCTGCTGCTCTTAAGTTCCGTCCGCTCACTCAAGGACAGCTTCAACAATCTGTCGACCCGCCTTTTGAAGCTTGAAGTTATTTTCGAGGCGACCTGCCGCGATGCCGTTCAAAAGCTGACATCGCGTGTGGAAGATCTCGAAACCGAAATTGAAAAACTAAAGGATAAGACATGAGATTGACGTTTGACCAGATTGCTGAGGAGGCGAAAGCCTACGCGAACCTGACTTCTGACCAGCTCGATGGCATGGCGACGGAGACGCTTCACGAGCAGCTCTCGCTTCGCCTTGTCGCCGAGGAGGAAGTGGGCGCCAGCAAACGGGCGCTCGCAGGTTCCGCCAATGAGCTTTTAAAGCGCATCCGCGCTGATGTCCTCTGCATCAATCGGGAGATCCGCCGCCGCCACGCGGCCGAAAAAGAGGAGAAAGCACAGAGTGAAAGGCTGAATCTTGAAGCTCTGCCTGAGCCTGTTGAAGTTGAAGCGGTCGGCTGATAGTCAGGCGATCCGTGTTGTACGAATTGGAGTTTTGAATGTCTGCAGTTAAAGAAAAAGAGTTCGCTGATGTGCTGCTGCTTGTCGTGGCCATCGCAAAGTTTGTGAAGCGGGAGCTGGCTGGCGATGGTCTTCAGACCACCGATCTGATCAAACTCGCTGCTTCGCGTGAGTTCCAGTCGCGCTTCGTTGAGGCGATCGCAGGCGTGGGCGACATCCCAAAGGAGTTTTCGGGAATTACTGCCCTGGACGGCGTTGATCTGGCCATTTTTGCGCTGACAGCAGCCCGCGAAGTGATGTCAGATCAGGAGCGCGCGGCCTAATGGACTTCCAGGCAGCCGTCAGGCTGGTCCTGGAGTTTGAAGGTGGGGGACGGGTTGTCTCCCACCCGAAAGACCCGGGCGGGCTGACCAAATACGGAATTTCTCTCAAAGCGCATCCCGAACTCGGGCCAGCAGGGATCCGCAGCCTCACGGAAGAAGCCGCTATCGGTATCTATCGGAAGGACTACTGGGAGGCGCTTGGGCTCAATCGCTTTCCACCAGAGCTGGCGCTCCCGCTCTTCGATGCTGCGGTCAACCTTGGGGTTGCGAATGCCGCGAGAGTCTTTCAGAAGGCTTTGGGCCGTCTGGGCAGGGACCTTGTGGTCGATGGAGTTCTTGGTCCAAAGACGGTCGCAGCGTCGAAGCGTTATCCGCCACGCACTCTGCTCTCTGTCTTTCTCACCGAGCGGTTGGCTTACTATCGTAGGCTTGAAGCGTATGAAACATTTGGCTTTGGCTGGGATCGGCGTATAATTGAGATCGCATTGGCTACATGAGGTCCGAATGAACTCCGAATTGAAAAATCGCCTATTTGCCAGCGTGATCCAGGGTACCAAACCTGCTCCCATCGGCTTTCGCCAGCGAAAACGTTCACTGCTCTCTCTGGGCGGCATGATTACGGCCGTGGTCATGGCCATGGCGTTTATGGGGCTTTTCATGCTGCTCCTTTCCAAACTCCGGCCCCTGTTCTGAGGTGTCCATGGCCCATCCAGGCCAGCTTCTGAAGTCCATCCGATTGAAGCATCGTCTGTCCATCCGAGATCTTGAACGCCTATCGGGGTATTCCCGTGGCTACATTCAGGATATCGAATCAAGCCGCCGCGTTCCCCGGATCTTCGCCGTGCGCTGCATTGCTGATGCGGTCACGGCTGACGTTAAAGAGCGCACGCAACTGGTCCAGGCCTTCGCCGATGATCTGATGGGGGCTGTATGCTGACCATTGCGGTAGCGGATGATGGCGATGGTTGGGTTAGGGAAAATTTCAGGAGCGAATCTCGCCGCGTTGCAGATGCTTTGAATCGGACTGCTGCGCTCGCGGTGGAAGAGATCCGGGCAGAGATGCCGCTGAAGTTCACCCTCCGAAACAGCTGGGTTCAAAAGGGTGTACGCTGGAATCGTGCGAATGCGAATGATCTCGAAGCCGAAGTCTACGACATCGACCCTTACATGCAAAAGCATGAGGACGGGCAGCACTATGAGCCGCAAGGCCATGTAGCGATTCCTTCGGCAGCAAGACCCACCAAGGGTTCCTCGATTCCGCGGAGCATGCTCCCCAATGCTCTTCGCGGCCGTTCCGATGTTTTTCGCTTCGATTTCTCAAAAAACTCCAGCTATAAGCCCTATCCGCTCAATGGGATTTTTCAGCGCGTTGGTGGCGGCAAATACTTCAAGGTTCTTTATCTCCTCAAGGACCAGAAGGATACGCGCTCCACCTGGAACTTCGCTGAAACTGTGGAGCGGGCTGTCGACACTCACTTTCGCGGCAGCTTCGCCTCGGATTCAGATTAGAAATTTTTGGAGATCATCAGGAGAATGCTAATTGGCTTGGATCTTTTTTCGGGCTATGGCGGCATCTCACTCGGACTCGCCGAGTGGGTCCGTCCCGCCCTTTACTGCGAAATCGAGCGTTACCCCCAGTCCATCCTGCTCTCCCGCATGGCCGATGGACAGCTGGCCCGGGCACCGATCTGGGACGACATCCGAACACTCAGCGGCCGCGGATGGCGAGGTGCGATCGACATCGTCTACGGCGGCTTTCCTTGCCAGGACATCTCTCTTGCAGGAACTGGCCGCGGTCTGGACGGCGAGCGCTCGGGACTTTTCTTTGAAATCGTGCGGCTGGCCGAGGAAATCGAGCCCACGTTCGTATTTCTCGAAAACGTGCCCGCGATCCGGACTCGCGGTTTGGAGCGGGTTGTCGGGGAATTTTCCCGCCTCGGGTATGACTGTCGGTGGCGAACTCTTTCCGCTCAAGCTGTCGGAGCCCCGCACGTCCGAAACCGCTGGTTCCTGCTTGCTGCCCACCCCGACCGCCTCAAACGCTGGCACCAATCGCTCGCCAGGCAGCAGCAATGTGCGTCCTTCGCTCCACCACATGGCGAGGCACAACCTGTGGCCGACGCCGACCGTTCACGGGAATTATCAGAACAAGCAGCAGGGCGGATCGCAGCTGATCGGACTGGCGACAGCGGTACGTCTCTGGCCGACGCCGCTCGCGCGGGACTGGAAGTATCCGGGCGGAAACCGAAAGACCATTCCGCTCAGTGGGCGCGTTGGTGGTCCTCTGAATCCGGAATTCGTAGAATGGCTCATGGGTGTTCCAATCGGGTGGACCGAATCAAAGCCCTGGGCAATGGGGTTGTGCCGGCGCAAGTCCGCGAAGCTTTCCGCAGCATGATTTTTGGATAAAAAATCTTAAAGTCGTATGCTCATGTGAAATAAGTGGTGGTTTCGAAACCCGGTCCAAGACCATAGTACTGACCAAAATGTATCAAAAAGGTAGGATCGCTAAAAATAACCAGCCATCAATCCCGTGAAATGCAATCAATAGATTGGGATGGCGCAATGGTCACCGCGCCATCCATTTAAAACAAGTCGACGCATTTATCAGGGCCAAGAAAAATGCGCCGCAACCAATGAACGTCCGAGCGCCCAGTAGGAAAGTAGGTAGCGATTTGGAAATAAGAGTTGGCCGTCTTAAAGACGGCCGCTTTCCATAATTAAAGCTGACTGATGGACCAGGACAATTCATTGATAGAGACCGACGAAGATACTCCAAAAGTCAGGGTCATGTATAAATCTTCATTGCATTTGCTAATGTCGTAGCTCGGATGGCTGAGACTCACGTTTTGAGCGCCACCAATACTTAAAGTTGATCTAGCAATGCCGCCAGGATTGGTTGTTGTCGAACCGTCCGGGTTTGTAATACCGCAACCGAATCCAATCTGTACTGATTCCTGTCCACCTGGAGAGGGAAATATGGTTGGGTTGACAGAAGCATACACTGAAATAGTTCTGTTACCAGCTGTGTAAAACGAGATCTCGTCCTTGGGAATCAGGGTAACCTTGATTTGGACCTTCAAGCCTTCTCTGCTAATAAAATCTGTTCCGTCTAGCAGTTTCGTTGCGCCCGGCACCGGACGCGATACTGTTAAACCTGTGCCGTTATAAGACGTGGAAAAATCCAAAGCCTTTGGCCAGGGAAAGACTCTGGTCTCATATTTCACTGTTCCACTGATGTTTTGATCCACGAATGATGAGTTCCATTCCTTCGTACCAAGTCTCTCATTTGTAAGTCTGAAGTTTGAAATAATCTGATCTGTATTGCTTTGATCAAACTTCAAAATCACTCGATCAGCATTTCCAACTTGGTCTTTGGTAACTGCACCAAAGCAGGCAGTTGACAAGGTAACGAGAGCAGCAGAAATGCACTTCATAGTGAAACCATTCATGGGTATTCCTTTCAAAGCAAGGCGAGATAATATCTTTATTTCGAGTCACTTTCGAGACGGGCGGGACTTTATCTCAAAGTTGGAATCAAAATCAAGACAATAAGTCGTTTTGATTTATTGATTCAAATAGCTGATTGCAAACGGATTGGGGAAAATTATCAACGTAAATTTGGTGGCTATGTCATGGAAAAGCGCAGAGTTAATCAGAAAGTATTTGGGGTTGACTAAATTCCTATGAGGTGTGTTATAAGGGCGCGGACGCCTTTATAATTAACCCATTCAGGGAAACTGCTATGATAAAATCCATCCATATTACAACGGCTTCTGTCGCAATAACTTTCCTGTCCGCCTTTTCCGCGCAAGCTCAGACAATCTTTGCGCCATCCAAAGACAATTGCCGCCCTTATGTTTCTGATTCATTCAAGTTCTGCAAGGCAGAGCCTGTCACGGTAGCTTTTGCCAAAGTCAGTGATACTACGCTTGAAATTCTGGAAGGCCTGCCTGTCGAAAATTCAATGTCGTACAAGCTTTTTTGCCCATCGTGGCCAGATGCTCAGCCTGTAGAGCTTAAATCGGCAGGCCGATCCCAGACTTTGCTGGCATCAAGCAAGGCCGTAGTGGAGTCGGTAAAAGAGACGGTTTCACACTCTGACCTTGTGACCTCTGCATATCTATTTACTCCGCTGATCAAGAGGGAAGCCACGATAGAAGCCAATTGCAAGATGGAAGTCATTTCAAACGTAACAACTCCAAATCTTGCTTATTTAAAAGCAATTGCGGACCTTCTTAAAGAGGATTTTTCTTCCCTGAAAGACCTTGTTGCCAAGCTCGAAAAGGCATCTGAATTGCCAGAGACATGGTCAGCTCTAGTCGCTTCAACGCAAACAATTGAGGATTCAGCCACTTCACTCGATTTTGAAAAAGCCCAGCTTGACGCAGAACTTCAGGAGCTTTTGGGATTGCCGGAAAGCGAGCTGACATCCGAAGATCAGAACAGGAAAGAAATGCTTCCGTACCTCATTGAGAAGTATACTTTGATATCAAGCAACCTCCGTAAGGCAAAGGATGATATCGGAAAAACACTTAAAATCGCGGAGAAGTGCGGACTAGGCGCGCCAGATGCTTTCTGTATCCAATCGGTAAATAAGCTTGTGAATGACATAAAAGGGGAAGTTTCAACACGAAGCACACGAATGACTAAATTTTCCACATTTCTTTCTCTTGAATCCGGCCGCCTGAAAGATGTCGCAAAAAGATTGTCCAAACAGCTCGCGGATCTTTCAGCTGAAGTCAACCCCTGATAGAGGTGGGAGTGTAGCGTTATGTTTAAAAACTTAGCTATTTTTATGGCTCTATGGGGGTTGTCAACCTTTCAGGCAAAAGGTGACGAAGGGGCAGATTTGCTTGCGAAAAGAAGCGAGCTTCAACGGCAGAAGGAAGAAATTCAAAAAATAGATCTTCAGATTATCCGTGTTACTACAACATGGCAGAGGATCAGCAGCGATTTTCAAACGCAGGCAAGTCTTCTGCAGTCAAATCTAGCCTCTATTGAAAAACTTGCTGCGGCGCAAAGTTCAGAAATGGATAAGCTTTCAAAGTGGATGACTGACAAATATGAGATTGTAAAAACAGCTTCAGATTCGGCCGCTTTTAGATCTCTTATGGAAGAATATCGCACATTACGCATGGGAAACGGCTGCCGGTCATCGGGTCTTGATGATCAATTTAGGGCCGTTGTTGGCAACCTGGACGGCATGCGTAATCTCAAAAACGAAGCGGCTGACCTTGATAAAAACTGGAATTTGCCTCCCGATTTTGACGAAATGAGGAAGGCTATCAGGGACGGCACGGAAGTGTTGTCTGTCAACTTCGAGTCGGCAAAAAAATCAGTTACTGCAGTGATGCCTTTGATGCTTTCCTCCGATGTTTGCGACGCGTTTCTGCAATTTGATGTCGTCATCTCTCTATCGCAAACAATTGCTGAGGTGAACAAAGCAGCATCTTCAATAGATGCAATTGATTTTACCAGGTTTCTCAAGGACATTGATAATCTGGATAAAGAAAGAAATCTGCTCAAGCAGGTTCGGCGGGTAGCAACCTCCATGGGCGGGCGCAACATCACCAACATTCGGCTTGGAAAGCTGGGTGAGACCCTTCAGTTCGCTGCAACCTATCAGAATCAGATTGATGCTCTCTCGACTTCGTTGAAGTCCCTTAAGTTTGTGGGCGACGCGGAACGTAATGAAGCCATGGCATCGCTAAACAATACTACGGAAGGCATGGCAAAAGAACTGGAAATTTCCAAAGTGTTCACTGCTGCAGGTAAGCGGACATTTTTGTTGACAAGATCACAAAATGTTCAAACAAGGCTTTTCAAACTGAACTCAATGCAGCTTGACTCCGTAAAAGCTGATCTCTATCAAAAGGTCAAATCCTATTGTCAAACCGAAATCAGTATGACGCCTACGGGAAGGTATTTATTGCCTGCCAATCTCGGCTTTGAGCAGTCCATTAAACTCGACGAAAAATTTGCGAAGGCCCAGCAGATGCTGCAGAAGATTGATGGGGTCGAAATATGAAAAACATGAAAATGGCTTTTTCCCTTTGTCTTGTCGGCTGGTTTTACTCCTCACTGGCCCTTAGTAGCGAAATGTTTCGAGCAATTATTGATGAGCATGCATGCTATGCCACTGTCTATTCCGACAGTGAAATTCTAATGCCAAGTCACTGCGTGTCGTTGCCTTACGAAAATGTGTCGCTTGAAAGCATTGGTGTAAAGAGAATTGAGAACGTTCGGGAATATCTGAATGAAAATCGTGATGTCTTTCAAATCGGCAGCGAGAGAATGCTGATTATTCGGCTGTCTGAAAAAGTTTTTGAGAATTCAAAACCTTTAACGATGAAATCTCCCAGACCAGGCAAGCTGGACAGCATAGATGGAACAAGGAGTTCGTGTACAGTGGCATACATCGAGCATAGAAAGGGATTCATGGCCTATGAATGCCAGAGCTGGCACGGCGAGTCCGGACGTTTAGTATATCAGAACGGCACTCCGGTCGGATTTCACCTTGGACGCCTGAAATCCAGTGGTCTTGCAATTGCGGCCCTGGATAAAGGGCCTTTTGTGGAACTTCGCACGGAATTTGGCAACGATTTTGAACCGGAGAAGCTTAAGGTCAGCTGCTGCAAGAAATTGAAAAAAGCTGTCGATAAGGTTGGTCAGGCCATACAGGATGGAGTCGATTCGGTTGGCAAAGTGATTGAGAATGTGAAAAACGAGATCAAACGCCTTGAGGATGATGTCAAAACCCTTCCGAGAGTTTTTTCGGCGGAATATCTTAAAGAAAAAACTGCATCAATAAAAGGTCCACAACTTCCTGAATTCAAGACTTCGGATGTGAAATGGCCTGAAATGAACATGGACTTTGTGGCAATCCCTGAACGTTGGTTTAAGAAAGCAGGCAAGCGATGGGATCAGGCTGTTTATATGTTCAAGGAACTTGGCAGGGCGGCCGAGGTGTGGTGGGAGATACTCAAGGACACAAAAGTTGGGGCACCAAATCTCTGCCAAGGCTGCGAGGATCCTCCTCCTCGTGATATCTGCGCACCATCAGCGACTCAACAGGAAAAAAAGGAGTGCATTTCGAATATGGAAAAGGCACTCGATGTGGCGACTCAGCAAAAATTCCAAACTGTTGAAGGGCTTCGTCCATGGCTAAACGATCAAAAAGCCAAAGTTGGAGTGGAGTGATGAGAATCCATGGCGCAAAAGACAGAATCCAGGTCTATTCGAGCCTAACCTTCGTATGCTCTTTAATAGTGTTAATATTGTCGGTCACATGCGGCAGGGCTGAGCAGGAGAGGTCAGAACTGCTCCACGCCGGTGATCCCTTTGAAGTGCCTAATAGTTGGAATATCTGTAACTCGGAACCTTATGACCTTTATCTTACCCTTGCGCATACTGACTATAGTAACAGGTATTGGCCGGTAGGGCAGGACCCATACACAGGACAAACATTGGAGGCAGCAAGTTCAGAGATACATGGCTGGATAAAGCTGCCAACTGGAGTTTGTACTGATGTAGGGCCAATTTGGAAGATTGGGCTGATTGTTTTAAGAGGTGGTCAGGGAGCTTACGAAGCCAAGGGTGGCGCTTTTGCTCAGGCAGGTTCATCCGTCTGTGTAAATTCGAGTTTGGCGAGCAATAAGACAGTTCCCTGGACAGCTATCGTAAGTGGTTATGATAGCATGAGACCTTATCTAAGTTGTCCGATGGGTACAGTTTCAAAAACCCAATTTATCTACTCGGACCTTCCTAATCGCCAATGTGTCAATGATTCAAGGCGCATTGATTGTAAATTTACTCTGAGCGGTGGCAGAGTCTATGACGATGGTGATTACCTTTACCTCGACGAAAATGGCGATTCCGCAGAGCTTGATGAGAAAATTAAAGAACTAAATAAAAAGGTTTTGGACGCAGAAAGTGAATTAAAGCAGTGTAAGGCCAAGGCGTCCTGGATAGCTTCCAAGAAAATCCTTGAATTGGATCCGAATGCATTCGCCGAGCTTGCCAGGGTTTGTGGTGAATCTGCCACTGTCAAGGAGCTGAAGGAAGAAGTTGATCGAATTCAGAAAGAGATAAAGGCTTTTATTCTGGCTGTTTCTCAGGAATTAGACGATGTTTACCGGACCGTTATTGCAATTGCTGGAAAGCTGGGCGTAACTCTTCCGTTGGAAGACGACTATAAAGCAGAAGCTCTCGAAAATATCGTTTATCCTTCTTCGTCACTCAATCCCAATGCACAAGGGTTTTATTCTGCTTTATTCAATCAATATCAGGAGGTTTTCGATGCTTCATACACGACAAGCAAGAAAAAGTTTCTGACTTCAGTACTCGGGTTCACATACACGTTTCCTGTTTTTGGACGAAACCTTGTGTCAGAAGACCCTTTAAGTCAGGAAAAGTTTCTTGACTTCAAGTACGCTGCAGACAAAGCAGAAGAGTATTTTTCAAAGGTGGATTTCAACCTGGATGAATACGGTTATCCAATCGACAGCCCTGTGCCCGAGGACATTAAGAAGGCAATTCGGGACGATATCAAGCCCTATGCACCCTCGCAGGCGATGGCTCTGGATGACGAGCTGAAAAAATGGGAAGGAACACTTACGGATAAACAAAAGCTTGCGCTGGAAGCTGTCAGATTTCTGGGCAAAGCCTTCCATCAGACAGTCTTAAGTCTTCCTGAAGAAGTATCTGCAGTTCATGCCCGACTCAAATCGGTAGCGGATGGTGCGATTGAGGCTGTTAAGGACGTAACGAAATGTTTGGTCAAAGTAGGGGCATCCGGGGACTTCTCTGACTGGTACGAAGTCACAGTGGGGAAGGACTACTGTGATGGGTCTGAGCTTTCGTTTGCTGGAAGGGCTGCAACGGCAGCGGGACTTGTGGTCGGCAGTGGAAAAGCATGGCGTATACTTGCTGATGGCCTGGGTATTGCGACCACAAAGCTTGGTCGAGTAGCTCATTTCGTTTCAGATGCACTGGAAAGCGGTCGTCGGAAAATTCCAGATCTTAAGGAAAGTGAAGTCAAGGAAGTCTTGAGAGATCTCGATCCTTCTTTCGGGTGTAATCTTTTGTCTTCCAGATATTTGAAATCAAGAACTAATGCGATAGATTTTGTTTTTGGAGTTTCAACAGCCTTTGCTAATAGTTCCGAAGAAGATTGTTTCAGGCAAATTTTCACAGAAATCCTTGATAATTCTGGGAAATATTGGAGTTTAGCAGGTTATAAGCATGTTCTTCGAGGAGAGCTTTACGATGTAGGTGCAGCTACTAAACTTGCAGGTGGTCTGCATACCCAAAAAGGCTTAAATGAATTTGTTCTTCGCAATAAGAGACATGGCTTTACTTATGAAATAGTGGAAGTGTCCACTTTTTCCGAACGTAATCTTGATCCAAATAAGTTATTGGTGCGAAAATTACCAAACGGTGTTCGAGAGGTTCAGTTTCCGCGTGAAGCTTTTTTCAATTCGGATTCCTCACAAATTTCGCTGCCTACAGCTGATGGTCGCCGAATAAAGCATATAAAATCCCTTTGGCCTGAAAGTTTTACTCCGGAAGATATTGCTACAGCAGCGAAGGAAGCTATTACGAAAGCTGGTCCGAATCCTCCTGGCGTCCTTCAAGGAGTATACAAGAACATTCCTTTTACCTTATATTTTAGGGATGGTAAGATAAGGTCAGTTTTTCCAAAATTCTCGGAGAGCTAATTGCATATGGGCACGAGACCAGATGTCGTTACATTTATTGAAAGCTTGATGCCTGAGAAGCCAGCTGTTGGTTGGAGTAATGAAGGCATGCTGGAAATGCTAAGAGATTACGCTCTTGAGAACCCGGAGTGCTTGAGTGCGCTGCATGAATATTTCAAGAGCTATGAAACGAATGATATCGTTGACATTATTGTGAAAGGAACCATTGCAGCTTGTTTGGTAGCTTGCGATGAAAATTTTCAC